GGCTCAGGGCTATCTGATAAGTCGGGGGCTCAGGGCTATCTGATAAGTCGGGGGCTCAGGGCTATCTGATAACAGGCAGGCACAGGGCAGGCACACGCATTACCTACGCCTATTGGTGGCTCTACTTATTAGTAGGTGAAATCACCAAAGCGCCATTATTTTAGCCGACTAGGACTCGGGCTGTTAGGCTTGGGGCAACGGCAAGAGCGAGAGAGTGACCCCCCGAATTACATGGTTCGGGAATAATGGATTATTCTCTGCTGTTGTCACTACCGACAAGTCCTAGAAAGGGGCATAACGCTATGAGCGTAGCACTACTGATTGAGTCCGTTGTTGAGGGTGGCAAAATGCAGTCCCTCGTCACGGAGTACGGCAATTTCCACCGCACTTCCACAGGTGCTCGTGGTCGCGGCGAGGCATGGAAGGCAGGCAACCATTCAGGCGCAAATCCTTCCGTGTCCAAGATTGTGGGCATGACCGTCCAGCCTGCTGACGAGCGCGACTTGCGTATCGGCAAGGTCACAGGTCTTGCCACCAAGTTGGTCGGCATGGAGCCGACCATGGACACCTATCCTGAGGGCTTTGCTCGCCACCTGAACGCAGTCCACAATTTGACTGAGGCGGTCAAGTCGCAGTCACAGGACTTGGTGGCTCCCTACTTCCGCTCTATGGTCTTGTTCGGTGGAGCGCAAACCATTCAGGCGCAAATTATTCCTGCTCCTGTCATGGAGTCCGTATCCGTGGAGCGTCCTGTCATGGTCGGCGCTGCTCCTGTCATGGAGTTGGCAACCGTTCCACCGATTGAGATTGCCGACAGTTACATTCAGCGCAAGGTGGTCGGCAAAATCACGGAGTTTGATATTTACGATGTAGCCATGCGCGACAATAAAAATATCCTTATCAAGGGTCACGCAGGGTCGGGCAAGACCATGAGCGTTGTCGCCTACGCTGCCAAGCGTGGCTACCGCTACTACAACATCTCGTCCCACGCAGGCGTGGATACCACGCAGTTGTTCGGCAAGTGGAACCCACAACCTGACGGCTCGCTTCGGTGGGTGGACGGCGCGGTCACTCACCTTGTCCGTAATGGCGGAGTGCTCCTTATCAACGAAATCAACTTCTTGCCTGAGCGAATTTCCACGGCGTTGTTCTCGCTCTTGGACGACAGGCGCGAAATCCAACTTGCCGACAAGGACGGCGAGGTAATCAAGGCTCACCCTGAGTTGCTTATCTTGGGTGACATGAACCCGAACTACCGTGGCACTCGCCCACTCAACCAAGCGTGGTCTGACCGCTTCGCTCTCGTCTTGGAGTTCCCATATGACCCAAGCATTGAGGCGAAACTAATCAAGAACAAGGCGGTCTTGGACTTGGCTGCCAAGTTGCGCCAGCAGTTTGACAATGACGAATTGGAAACCCCGATTTCCACTCGCGGTCTTGTTGCCTTCCAGCACAGCATGGCGACTCTTGGATACGACTTCGCGGTCTATTCCTACCTGAATAAATTCGCTCCGCATGAGCAACAGGCGGTCAAGTTGGTCTTTGACACCTACGCCGAAAACATCAAGCAGAACGCGACTGAGTTCGCCAGCGTGGACACCTACGCCGACATGACTGAGGAAGGGCTCTGAGCATGGGCAAAAAATACACCAATGACGCTCGTGAGCGTTACTACCAAACCTACAACAACGCACGAATTCAGGCGCAGAACGAGGGCGTGGAATTTGTGGAGCCGTCCTTCGCGGATACGACTAAGACGCTCTTGGAAGTGGATACACTTGCCAGCGTGTATTCGCTCACGGACAAGGTGCTCACCAAGAGCAACCCGACTGTGTACCTGACCGACTCTACTGAATTGACTGTGCCTGCCATGAATGACGGCAAGGACATTTTCATCAGCACTAGAGGCTATGGTGACCGCGTTAATAATATGGACATTGCAATGTTCCACGGACTCAATTACCACGAGGTCGCCCACCTGCTCTACTCGCCGCGTCAAGGTGCTGAGTTGGGCAAGTGGCTCAAGGATAATGACGACTACCTTCGGGCTTTTAATATCCTTGAGGACGGACGCATTGAGGTTCTGCTCACCCACAAGCACCCTTCGGTCATTCCGTTCCTGACCAATGCCGTGGTCAAACAATTAGTAAAAAATATTGAGCCCGAAAACTTTGTAATCACTCGTGGTCGGCGCTACCTGCCCATTGAGGTTCGGCGGTTGTTCGCAGGGCTCGCGGTGCAGAAGTTCGGCAAGGACAAGGTTCGCGCTCTTGCCGATTGCATTGACGAATTCCGCCTGCTTAATATTTTCCAGCAGCCCGACAAGGCTAAGGAAATTATTATCAGGTTCGCCAGCCTCATTGAGGACATGACACCGCCAGCCAGCCCGAACGGTTGCGGCAAGCCTGTCAAAGATGAATGGGGCAGGACTAGGGAGAAGGCGCGTCCTGTGATGAAGGCAGGTCGCACCGAAACACCCAAGAACATTCAGGAGTTGCTTGACCAAATCACCAAGAGCGACAGCAACGCTGAGGACTTGGAAAACCTAGAGGGTTGGGACAAGCCTGAGGACGGCGAGCAGCAGGACGGCGAGCAGCAGGACGGCGAGCAGCAGGACGGCAAGCAGCAGTCGCAGCAGGAAGGCAGCACCCAACGCGAGCGCGAGCGTCAAATCATGGAGCAAAGCGTCAGCAATGCTGAGGGCGACCAAAGCATTAGCAACGAGGTCAGCCGTGTACGCAAGGTTGTGCGCGAGTCTGTCGGCAAGGCGGTGGTGAATAATATCAAGAAAAACAATTCGCCCACCTTCCCTGTGCAGCAGACAGCACGAGTCTCCGCTATCAAGTTCGCTCGTGAGTTGGAGCAGTTGCAGCAGCAGACAGACCCCTCGTGGGTTGTGGAGCAGCCAAGCGGTCGCGTCAATATCCAGCGATACATGAGGCGCGACCCTAACGGTCTTAATAAAATCTTTGACCGTTGGAGCGAGGGTAATTATTCCCACGAGATTGAGTCAGTCGTCTTGACCGACTGTTCGGGTAGCATGGGTTCGGTCATGCAGCAGGCTAACGAGGCGACTTGGATTATCAAGCGAGCGTTGGAGTCCATTCAGGGCAGCGTCACTTCCTACGCATTTAATGAAAGCCCGAAACTAATTTACACGGCTGACGAGCGCACTAGTGCTAATGCATATCGCAACCCACAATCCAGCGGTGGCACTAATCCGCTTGACTGTCTGCTTGCAGCGCAGCGTATTTTCATGGGCTCGCAAAAGACCACGAAACTATTATTCATGGTCACGGACGGCATGTGGAGCAACGCGCAGCAATGCGACAGCCTGCTCCGTGAAATGGAAAAAGAAGGCGTTGTCACTATCCTGATTTACTTGGGCAACCCTTATTGGCGGCGTGGGCAGAACGGCAGCCCAATAAATATCAAAAGCAGTTGGTACGACTATTGCACCGACCCTGCTGACCGCGAGAAGGCATATGCCTACTCCATGAAAAATGAATTCCATGACGCGCAGATTAAGCACTACCTGACTGACGCTAAGGATATTGTGGAAGTGGCTAAGGCAGTTGCCAATACGCAGATTAAGGCGGCGATGTAATGGCTACGAGCAAGCCTTCGGGCAGCACACGGCAGGGTATTCCCAACGATGATTTAATGTGGAATGTCAAGACACCAAAGTTTGACAACCCTGTCTGTGCTGACCCAACCATTGACCCCGAAATATTTTTTCCAATTAGTACGCAACCTAAATACGCAGAGCCAGCCAAGCAGGTGTGCCGTTCATGCCCTGAGGTGATGAAGTGCGCTGAGTTCGCCATGTCCGACCTGCGTATTCAGGGGGTGTGGGGTGCGCTCACTTGGGAGCAGCGTAAAGATTTAAATAGGCAAATTAAATTACAGAATGGGGATAAATAATGTCTGCCTATTGGACTGACCACCTAGCCCACACTCTAAGCATTTCACAGCGGGTGGACGAGGACGGCAGAGCGGCGTATCAAATGTGGTGTACGGATTGCGATGTGTTGCTCTCTGATAATGAAGGTGAATTAAATTGGTGAACACATTCCTGCCCTATGAAAGTTACAAGCAGTCGGCAGCCGTCTTGGACATGAGGCGGTTGGGCAAGCAGCGCGTAGAGGCTTATCAAATTCTGCGAGCGTTGTCGGGCTTGAGCAAGGGGTGGGTCAATCACCCCTGCTCAAATATTTGGCGTGGGTATGAGCCAGCCCTCGCACAGTACGCGCTAGTTGTTTGTGTTGAGTGGCGCAAGCGTGGCTACCAAGATACCGTGTACGACAAGGTGCGAGCCATGTACCCTGAGGTGTCGGAGCACTTCGCCTCGTCCGTCCGTCCACCAATCATCGGACGCGAGGACTTTCACCTGTCCCACAGGAGCAATTTGCTTCGCAAGGACTTTATGCATTATTCTCAATTTGACGGCTTTGACATAGGTGCAGACCTGCCCTATGTGTGGGTATGAAAGGGGAAAGACCAATGGATATGCCAACCGATTACCTGCCGTATGACGGCGAGGCTTGTAATGTCTGCGAGCGAGAGGCGACTCGTATCGTCTTGTTTGAGAATTCGCAAATGGCTTTGTGCCGTAGTTGCAATGGTAAAGATGTCTATGAGAGAGAGGGTTACTGATGAAAATTGTTCGGCAGTATGTCAAGGAGTACGACATTCAGGCGCACATAAATGTGGACGATGAATGGGTTGCTGAGTTTGTAAAGAAGTACGCTGCGGAAGCAGGAGAGGAACCGTCCATCAGCGAAATTTATGACGCTGCTTTGGAAAGTGATTTATTCACAGAGGAAATTGACTTTGAGGAAATTGGGGACGAGCGAGCCGTAGAAACTTGGAGAGACTAATTATGGACGAGGAAACTTATTGGAAAGTAAAAGCCGATGCCGACATGGACGCATGGGCTGAAATGGAGTGCGAGAGTTGCAACGGCACTAATGCCGACCACGAGGAACAATGTGAGGAATGGGAGTGCCGCGATTGCGGTGCTTCTTACCCTGACCAGCACGAGAATAACTGCGACTACATGAAAGACGAGGACTGACATGGGTTTGGATATGTATTTATCGGTAGGTAAATCTATTTCAGGCGAGCATTATTCTCCTGAAGCGGAGAGAGATTATTACGAGGGGCTAGTCTCTGTGGGAAAAGCGTCATTTATGAAAGGGCTCCCGCATTGCTCAAAACTTGCCCATGTGGAGTTACAAGTCGGTTATTGGCGAAAGGCTAATGCTATCCACTCGTATTTTGTAAACTCTGCCCAAGACGGCGTTGATGATTGCCGTAGGTCTTATGTGCCGCGAGATACGATGAGAGAACTTGTAGATTTTTGCAAAGAGATTATTGACAGCAATTTTGACGCTGATAAATGCAATGAGTTGCTGCCGCCGTGCGAGGGCTTCTTCTTCGGCTCTAATGAAATTGACGAGTGGTATCAAGAAAACATAATTTACACCTACGATACGCTCAATTATCTTTTATCAGCCGTCCCCGATGAATGGTCGTTTTATTACCAAGCAAGTTGGTAATAATGGGCTCAAAGAAATTTGAGTGCGATAACAAGTCTTGCTACAAGACACCCGTAATCAGAGGGGAGCCCTCACCCTTCGGGTACTGCATGACCCACGACCACAAATTATGCAAAAAGCAGTTTAAGTATTATGATAAAACCTTCACCTGCTCTTGCACCTGCCACGAGAAAGACCCCGATGAAAGAGATACAAAACCCCTGCCCTAACCTTCTTAGGTACGAGGGCAAGAAAGTTCAGCATGAACGCGGTACAAAATACGGTAATTGCAGTCAATGTGACGCATACAACCGCCGACTAGATAGGAGAGCAAATAGTGGGAAAGCATTTAGATAAAATTTTAAAGGCGCTAGAAATTCGCAGACGCAATGCGCCCGACAAGAGAGGCTTCCACAAGCCGGGGTCTATGAACAAGAAAAAGACAGGCTATGCAAGCAGAGGAAAGAAGCGATGACAGAGCCGTGGTTTGAGGGGGAGTTCCCTAATTGGTTTGAGGTCACAGGAGAGAGATTGTTTGAGACTCATGTGCCTAAGGACAAGCCGTTGAGAGTTTTGCAAATTGGCGCGTTCACAGGAGACGCTACAGAATGGTTGCTAAAAAATAGAGAGATTATTTGCGTACACGATGTGGACACATGGGAAGGCAGCGAAGAAGAGGCCCACGACGGCCTTGACTTCCAAAAAGTGGAAGCGCATTACGATAATAGATTTGAGAAAGAGAGACGCGTCACTAAATATAAAATGACCAGCGATGCGTTCTTTGCTCTTGAGGCTCCTAAGCATGGAGAGTTGTACGACTTTATTTATATTGACGGCGACCACACCGCCACGCAAGTTGCCATTGACGGATTTAATGCCTTCCGTTGGGTAAAGCAAGGCGGGCTGATAGCCTTTGACGATTTCACATGGAGCACAGGATTAGGAGAGTTTTATGAACCCGCCCTCGGAATTAGGTGCGTTTTGACAGTTTGGGAGAATAAGTATAAAATCGTGGAAGCAAGTTCACAAGTATGGGTAGAGAGGTTCTAATGGACAAAGACAGAGCAGAGTCGCTCAAAGATATAATTGCAAGACTTGATAAGACTTTTGGCAAGAGAGCAAACTCTACGCCAGCCCCGACTGTAGAGGAAATAAGAGCAAGACAGCGTAGAATTGAGGCTGAAGACTTTTACACTTGGCTTAGTAAGGGCAAGGCAAGAGGTTGGGTTACTGACTCGTTTTGTAACACCCATGACGGCGACCCGTACATGACACCTGAAGAAGAAAAAGAGTGGGACGAAGGCGGCGACCCTTGCATGGTTGTCATCAAAGTTCTGTTCGGACAATGAGGAGAATAAAATGGCAAATAAAGCGGTAACCAATCCCTGTTCAGGCGGTGGCAAGAAGCCTGAGGGAGTCGTAATTCCATTGGGCAGCAAGTCTGTGGCACAATGCTCTGACTGCGCTCAAACAATTACGGTTAATAAAGCCAACGGAATGTTCCGTAGGCATAATGCTGCATTTGAAGTTCAGCCCGTTGTCCAGCAGGACAGCGGACTCGGTGAACCCGCGTTGGCTGAGGCGACAGCAGCAAACTAGAAAAAGCAAACTATAAAAGCGCAAGAACAAATAGCCCCCTGCCAATCAGCAGGGGGCTATTTGTTTATCTATTACTTTTGCGGCATCTCGCAAGCGTCTGTGGTGCAGTAAGCCTCACCAGCTGCGTCCTTTGCATTACCAGCGTAGATAGAGGAGAAATTAATCGGCTTCAGTTTGTTTGTGTTGGCGTCATAATCCGCCTGTGTAATCTGCGTGTACGGCATCTGCGGATAAGTGGCATTACCCATAGGAAGGAAGGACACGGTTTTGAGTTGTCCGTCATACATATGGAGCACCTTACTCACATCACCGCGTTCTTTTTCCGCGTCAAAGGATACGGTCACAGACACGGAGTTGTCCGACCAATGACGCTGAGAGAGTGCCGCAAGAGAGATTTTCTCGTAGATAGACACCTCGGACTCGGAGCGCTTGGCTTGGGACTTGATTGGGAAATACACAACGCTGGTCGTGTCAGGCGACTCGGACGCGCTCTCGACCTTGTACCCCGCATTGCTGAACAACGAGAGCATCGGGTCATCGTTGGAAAATCTGATTGCCCGAAGGAAGTAAGCGCCGCCAGGAGTCCAGTGAACTCCAGGAGACTCCCCGGCAAGGATGGAGACAGTTCCGCTTGGTTTTACAGTCGTGGTTTTAATAGACTCACGAATACCCAGCCACTCAGAATACGAGCGGTCATAATAAGCAACAGTTTCGTAGCCCTCGTTCATCCAGTCCCGGAGAATTGTCAGGCCACGGTTGTCACCGAAGTTGGCAATGCCAGACATGGAAGTACCGATGCGGCGGTTGCGCTGCATGATTGCATTTGTTTCTTCCCAGTGAGTTGGGAGAAGCGTCACGGTCTTGGCGTAGAGATACGCGAACTTCAGAGTGCGCTTGTAATCCTCAAGGCTCTCGTGGCGGTTCAAGTAAGTCTCGACCAAGGTGCAGCACTCGAAGGACTCAAGCGATTGCTCGGCGCAAGGGTTGTAGCCAGCGGCCCGCCAGTCTTTATTATTTGGCTGGTCAAGAAGCCGCCCATAGTTACGAGTAACATCCATCCAAATTACGCCGGGTTCGCCGTTAAGGGCGATGTTGTCCACAATGTGCGAGAGGTCGTCTCCGACCTTCACCTCAACGGAGTTGTTAGACATCCAACCCCAGCCCGGATTTTTTGCGCTGTAAGAGTTGCGGGCGGGGAAGCGCTTTGGGTTTTTGAGGTTGAGGAAGGTGTCATCATGGATAGAGCCCATGAGCAACTCGGCGGAACGGCGAACATTGCCCGACACCACACACACCCCAATGAGGTTTCCGATATCGGCAATATCGCGGGAGTCAATCTCCTCGCCTTCCCTACCCTCAAAAATCTTGGCAATAGCCTTGTGCAATTTAATAAGAGGTTCTGCACCAGCAGCCGTGCCCCCGAAAGTCTTGATGGGAGCTCCCGCTGGTCTAATCTGGCTGTAATCAAACACCACGGGATTTTGCGGTTCTGGCTTCAAATAAGAATTAATAACCAAAACAGTGCTTTCCACCCAACCCTCGCGAGTATCAGGGATGGCGTAGTGAATTGGCTCGCCTGTCGGCTTGCCGATAATAAATCCCTTTTCTACTCCCTTGGTGTCAAAACCAACACCCACACCCAGCATGGACGCTTCCATGAGAAAGGCGAACGGCTTGGCTGGGTTGTGGCGCGTCATCTCCGCTGTGGAGACGAAGGCGCAGTTCTGCAAAGCGGCGGAGTTCTTTTCTTCATTCACCAGTGGGGTGCCCATAATCCAAAGACCACGACCAGGCGGCGTCCACTTCAATTCAAACATACGCTCGAAGGCTTCCTTTGCGGAAACCTGAGCCTTCTTCTCATTCCACGGCAGACGGTTAGTTTTGCAGTGGTCTTTCTGAATTGAATACATACCTTCAATTACGCGGCGGCATACATCAGCCCAAGTCTCCTTGGTGCCGTCCTCTTTGATGCGGGAGTAGGTTCTCAGGAACGTGATTTCGCCAAGGGAGTTGCCCCCGGCATCTGTGTACCCCCACGGGACTGGCCGACCCTCGTATTGGGAAACGAACTCATCAGGGAGTTTAAATGACAATGACATGGCACTCTTTCTTTGTTAAAGGTCAAAGGTCTAGAATAGTGCGTAGCGTACAAACTTACATTGGGAGCTGTACAACAGGGGATGCTACAATTCATATAAGAAATGGCATCTTATATGATAAGAGTTAGTCCTCTGTTATCTCCTCAATCAAGGCGTCTGTCGCCTCTGCATCATAACCACCGCCGGGTAACTCCCGCAAGTTTTGGGTGGCTCTTTCACCAAAGATACTAGATAGAACGCCAGCCCCGCCCGACCTCTCAACAGTCATTCTGATGAACTCTTTGGAGTCGTTCAATTCCTTAACCGTCTTTATAATTTTGAAAAGGCGGTCAATTTCTTGACTAAGGTTGGGGTCAGGGTAGCCACCGTTAATTTCCTCGGAAAACCTTGCAAATGCTACTCTTTGGCCCTGCATCTCAATGATTGCATTGATGAAAGATTGCATCTGTTCTTTGGTTCTCAACTCCAACGGAAGGTTGAAGGAGCAAGCATTGTCCATCTTGAAAGCGGGGCACTTGGATGCTATGAAACATGTGTTGCACATGCGCAAAGAGTTGGCGGTTGAGGTGATTACCTGTCGCTCCGATATGACATCGCGGCCCTCTTCGTCAGGCTCTATAACCGTCTTATACTCCAGCCCAAGGACAGGCAAAGTGGTCATCTCGGAAGGATTTCTCGGGATTAACTTTCCACCTTTTTCCGGCTTCTTATCAACATCAGATGAGGCGGTTTCCGCTAAATCTGAAGAGGGCTCATTTCCGCTGTTATATGATAACTCTCGGTCCATCTTAGCCTCCAATTGCTCGTATGACCATAAGGCTAACTTGCAGACCTCAATATTATCATCATTTAAAATTTTATTAAAATCTAAATCTGCTTTCTCTGCCGCCGCCTTGCATCTGGGGCGGGCTTGGTCTTTCATGGCCTTGGGGTACCGCACAAGCTCCGCACCATCCCACATAATGGTCTCGCCATGCATCATTGGAGATAGCCACGATAGGGTGGAAACAGATGTAAAAGGCGTTGATTTTAATTCACTGGGGTCAGCAAAAGCGGTAGTGTGGAACTCGGTGCCGTATTCCCGGATAGCTGCACGCATCCTGTGAATGAAGGATGTGGACTCCTCAAGACGTTCTTTAGGTACCAAGATATTTTTATAAGTTGATGCAAAATAATCTAATTTGCTGTCATCATATTGAGGGCGGAACACAGCTATAAATTTATCTGGCTCTTCTTCCCATGCTCCCCGACGCTGTTCGGTGGCCATCCGCTCGCTCAGCGACGCATGGTCTACCTCTACAAAATGGGATACACGGTCAATATTATTGACAATAAAATCTTCATAATCTGCGCAAAATTCTTCCATTTCCCGCTCTGAAAGCTGGGCCTTTGAGGGGATACCTGCGTAGACTGTAATATTCATGAAGGGGTTAAAATAATTAGACAACAGGTATTCTTTGGTTTTAGGCAGCCCGCGCTGGGATGCCCGCCAAAACGAAAACCCTACTTCTCGCACGCCCATGGTTTCCAGAATCTTCCGATTGCTGGGAACTTCAGCTCCTAAGTATATAAATTTCATACGCGGTTATCTTCTTCGTATAATTTTTGCTGTTTGTCCAGCTCATGCACGATGTCGGACCAAGCTCTAATTCCTGATGGGCGGTCTGGGCGAAATTTGTGGTTGAAGTATTTTGGGTGCAAAAATAAAAATACAGACAGGCCCTCTTCCAACAAGCTCTTGGCCAGCTCTAAGTCATCTGTGATGACATAATCCACCGGCCCTCTGCTGCGAGCGTGAAGGACCTGCCTGTATTTTTTTACATCTGAAAATGCTTCACCGGGATTATAATCTAAAATATCGTCTAGCTTTGAGGACAGATTGTTTTGCTTCATCCAGCGGTCTATATCGGTTTTATCGGTGCCAACCAATATAACGCGCTCTTTTTCGGCAAGGCTTTTATATAGCCTGACGCCGTCGGGTATAGGGAGGTTATTCTCCCGCCGCATAACCCCGTCAACAAATACTAGGACAGGCATATCACATCAACTGCTCTAAACCTGTGCCTGCCTCATTGACTGATGCCCACTCTTTGTAGTGGTTTTCGTTCAACCACATAAACTTGTGGTGCTCGGCAATTGCTCCTGTGTGGGCGTGTACTGGGATACCCACATTGTAAAGGCGCGAGAAAAAGCTCAAATCTTCGGACAACCAGCGGTTGCCGTTAATCGGGCCATCTTGGAACCAACACCAGTCAGGGCCGCAATTTTCATTTACAAACGCTTCCCGCATCTTCTCAAACACGGATTTGTGGATTAAAAGGAAACCTGTACCGGCTGCGGCGACTGGGATGACGGAGTTCTCCTCATAGTTGTCATAAGGCAGGGCTCCTTTACCTTCTACATCCTTAAAAATAAGCGGCGCGGGGCGAAGGTTGCCGTCAATCCACAAGGCGGCAAAATAAAGACCTGCCATGACGGGGCGCTTTTCCGCGTCTGCGGCATCTACCAACTTGTCAAATGCTTCAACTGAGATGCGCTCGTCCGCATCGAGCATAAGCAACCAGTCGCAATTTGAATATTCTAGAAAATGCTTGACGGCAATATTGCGGGATTTTGCCAAAAGGCCTGTGCCCTCTACACAATGGAATGAGCCAATGCGCGAAGTTCTAGACCGCATAATATCAAGCAAGCTGACCATAAAATCATTAGATACATGGTGGGTGTGGCACCAAGTAATGCAAACTTTTTCAGTCTTTTTCATATTGTTCTCCTAATATTGCGGGGCGGGAGCAGCCGGTCTCTTGTGAGCTTACGGTTGCTCCCGCCCAACTTTATTACTTCTTGGGCTCTGGCTTTACAACCTTGGCGGGTTTGGGTGCGACAATCTTGGCAACCACTCCCGGCTTCTTAGTGCCCGCACCCTTGCGAACACCATTGGCGTCAATACCAAGGTCGGTTAAAACCTTAGCAATATCTCCGGCGGTAACACCCGGCTTCAACGCATAGTGCATCGGGTCCCACGACCCCGGGCTGCTGTAATCGCCACCCTTGGCCTTGTCACCACCCCAGATGACAATCTTGTAGCGCTTCTTAATTTCGGCGCACGCCTTAATCTGGGCGGCGTTCATGGTCTTCATGCCACCCTTGGGGCCCATGGCGCCCTCATGACCCCAGTTGAGGTCAACCGCCGTGCCCGAACTGTGGTCAGAGTAGAACTTGGCCTGCCGCGCCTTGCGGAACGCGTAAGCGCCGCACTCGCCGTTACGAAGCGGGGCAACTTCCTTGTGAAAATCTGCTGCAAGGGCGAGGAACAAAGGAAGAACCTCTGCACGCATTGTCAGCTTGACATTGGTGCCAGGGACAATCTTCATCTTCAAACGCTTGTCAGAGCGCGAGGTGATGACTTCCCAGCCGTTAATTGACTCATCAGCCATTATTCATTTCCTTTTCTGGTTAATAAAGCGCGTCTCATCAACGTGCTGGTACTCGGTAACTCTACACCATAAGTGGACGTTTCAAACTCTCCTTGCGCCTTTTTTTGCAAATCTTTTAATTTTCGCAACGCAGGAATTACACCACTGCTTTTACCGGCTTGCCACCGGTAATTGGCATAGTCTGAATAACCCTGACCTTCAGGGCTAAACGCTGTTTTTCTCCCCCTATGAATATCTTCAAATAATGCTGTGCCCTGCTCAACAGCCTGCTGCATTGCCGTCTCGGCGTTTAATCGCGCAGCTTGGTTGGTTGACGCCTTTAATGACTGCACTGAAATATTATATCTATCTAAAATCTGCTTTGCAAATTTAGTTTCGGTCTCAGCTTGGGCTTGCCATGCCGGGTCGGCTTTAAACGGCTCCGTAGGAGGGTCCACAACCCATTCATCATCAGTCAAGGAATATGCTGCGTAAGGCTTGATGTCTCTAATATCCGACCTGACATTTACATAAAAGGTTAATTCATATGCGCCCATAAAATTATCTGTCTGACCATTTAGGATGCTCAAGCCCTCATTTAGCTCGGCTGCAATCTCCGCGTCGCTAAAACCTTGGTATGCTGTATTTTGCATTCTAAAACGCGGGTAATCAACGCCAATTAAACAATCTAAATCTGCCGGGGCTCTGTGGGCTGACCACTGATACGATACCCCTGACCCGGCCAACCAAATGTGGCACCAGGACTCAGGATGTTTATAAAGGCCCGATAAATAATTGAGAAGGGTTGCCATGATTGACACTCTAATATTGGAATTAAGCCGTGTGTCGGAAAATAACTTTGGGTCAAGCTTTTTCTCAATTGGGCTCAATAACGATGTTTCCGCCGGTTCTGCCTCCAGAGTGGACGCCATACGAGAAAGCACCTCGTAGTAGTTCATCTCACTCCTCTAACGGCATATCGCCAATTGGAACATCTAGCGTCTTAAGCGGGGCGTCCAACTCTTTCTTTATCGGCGTCACATAACCACACTTAACATGGGCGTCTAAAAAGCGTTGGATTATGAGCCACACAACTGTTTCATCCTGTTTTGCTTGGATGTGCAAAACAGCATTGCAGGAGCACTGCATGTCATATTCCATAGTACCCACCTCTAGTTAGCTGGATACTTATATTTTACCCGACTTTTATTAGTTGTACAGGCCCTTCTCGGTGAAGGCCTTCTTCTGGTTGTACATTTTTACAGGGCAAAAATCGCATAAATAAATTTTTGGGCCCTTTGTTCCAGGTTTATCCAACCCAGCATCTTTGCGCTCGGCAGCGGTATCGGGCTTCAGTTGCTTCTTATCGGATTTATAATCCGGGCACTGCTCCTTGGGGCGGTTGTGCTGGCCCCAACAGGTCATGGCATCCTCATGGAACGTCATTTTGGTGTCATAAAATTTGGTGCCAAAAACGTCAAGACCCTCTGACCCACCGCGAATCTGTTTGACAATCTCTTCGCGGATTTTAGGGACGGCCCAGTATTTTAATGGAAACTTGAAAAGAAGCCCTGTATGGGCAACTGGGCGCTGATGACGCTCCACTGAAATGTTAAGAAGAAGGTCATCAGCCGGGTCGCCGTCGTAATCAGGTAGCTCTTCAATTGTTTTGCAATCGCGGCAGACAAGCAGCCGAATTTGCGGCTCATTAGTTTCTGCGCCTTTGCTGAGTGTGCTTAAATCCATAACCATGTTGTTATCCTATCATAGTCCGCAGGGTGGGGCTTGAACCCACATATCGACCCAGTTTATAAGACTGGCGGCGTCACCAATTTGCCTACCTGCGGTTATCCGCAGAGTAGCATATTAGCCCAGGTTGTCCCAACTCTTTCGGCCTTCTCCGGGCTTGGGTTGAGTTTTTGGAACAACAGCCCCGCTGGGCCCAACAGTTTTTTCAACTGGGGCGGCGTCACCCGTCTTTCCAAACATCTCATCAACGTTCGCATGTATTCTTGCAGACTCTTCAGGTGATGTGTAAGCGCCTGGAAGGAAAAGATGCTTTAGAAATCTAGCTGCGCCTTCTTTGTACTCAGGGTCTCCCGGTCGAACACGTCGTGCGGAAGGGTCGGCAGGCGGAACATTAAGTATTTCTCCGCGAGGGGCTCTATCTGAAGAATCCCCTGCTAGAGCACCCGTTCGCATTCCTTCGTTACAAGCTGGGCAAAGTGTGGAATCTAATGGTTGCGTAGAAGGGTTTGCATCAGCTAAATCATACGCGGGAAAATGAGGCGAGTCGCAATCTGAACGTAAGCAAACTTGCATATCAGGAAGTGTACCGGGCGTTCTTTTAGAGTATCCTCTTTCTTTTGCAATTGGAAAATCAATGTGCTCGTCAACATCTCCCGCAGTAAGCTGGCGCTGCGATAGGTGAGCCGCAAACCTGGCCCGTTCCGCTTCCATTTTAGGCTTATCCCCATTTAAGCGGGCGGTTTCATAGCCTCTAGTAATAGCCGCGCCCTCTAAACGTGTACCGCCTTGCCGTCCAGAGGTGCCGTAAATAATGTTATTAAGGCGGGCCTGTTCTTTGTTTTCAGACTCGCTTAATTTAGGACCTTTGCCTGAGGCAGCCAAATTCTTTCTTGTTGATAACTCTTGATGTTGTTCTTTAAGCGGTCCCCAAGTTTCCGCGTCTGGGGCAGACTCGTAGTGAGGGGAAGCCGCTTCTGTTGGAAAATCCATGGCTTCTGGTTGGCCAATGTCGCTAAGAACTTGATTAACGCGGTCTTCTCTATCCCAAGCAGCTTCTCCGCCCATCGCGCCGCCTGCTTCTCTTATATCAGTGGGCAGGCCTTTTGCTTTACGCGTTTTTGAAGCTCGGCGGGTTGTAGAAGTAGCAGGAGCAGCTCCAGCATCTTGAATCTCCTGCGTGATTCCCCTACCGCCAATATGCTGGACTCTTGCGGCTGCTTCGCGTCTATCAACGCCTTGTCTAATTAAATCATTGAAGGCGATGCCCATTTCATACTTTTTGTGCTCGCCTTTTTCTTGAAGCGCGGCTAATACATCTTCGCTAACAAGGTGGCTTTTATTGTAAGCCATTAGTTAGTCTCCCTCTCAGTTTCAGCGTGTACATCGCCGGTAAACGGGTCGGTGGTTACTTCCGGGTCTTCTGCGTCAGAGGTAAAAGAGGACGGGCCGCCCATGACATCAGGAGTTGTTCCAAAAAGAATCTCCTGCGCTTTGGCGGTTTTTTCTTCGCTTTCCTCTGCGCTCATGTAAGGATTGTCCTTAAAAATCGCAGCGACAAGATTGGCGTATGCTTGTGCGCGAGCCATATCTAATGGCTTCTTTTTTGAAGGCATTTTGCCAACTAAATGTTTGTCTGTCGGGCGGCCCGTTGAAAGGCTCAAATCTTCGCCGGTACGGCGGTCTTTAAACACGCCCATCATGCACCCGGATTCACTTTGGACGGCTCTTCGGAGTTGATGAAGCCGTAGTTCATGTACGGGTGGAGGTCGGCACGGTTCTTGACCACAATCTCATCACCCATCCCACGGGCAATCGTGGTGTTCGGGCGACGCTTGCGGTACTTGCCGTCGGTGGCACCTTCAAAAAGCTCCGCGTTCTGAGAACGGGACACATTTACTGCCATTATCCAACCATCCTATTCTTAAATATTTTTCTCGCCTTTTTTCTGCTGCACCTTGGGCAGATGTCAGTCATCAACGTCGAGGGCGGGTCCATCTTCAACCCGCACTCAATGCAAGGCTTGCTACCATTATAGTAGGTTTCGGCTAACATTTTCTGGGTATCTAAAGACACATCCATAGCACCGGCCATGCCATCGCCGGTGCCGTCCGTGAACATACCGGGGTCAATACTCATTAAACACCCCAACCTAAGCTGTTACGACTGGTGGACTCTTGTGTGTTCGGCTGCTGAGCATAATCTGTGCGCTCGTAGGTCCGATGTCCGTATTCAATAATATCATAAATATCAATTTGCCCCTGCGGATAACCGTATCTTTGAGGGAACAATTCAACCTGAGGCAACGCAGGTCTTACAAACTCTTGAATCTCTTCGCTTGTCATAGTCAGCGATTGCAGGCTTTGAGTAAGCATCTGCTCTTGGCGGTTTGAGAAAGGGCCTATGTAAGACTGAGGGGCTTCAGCAGCCTCTATAGGAGCAATCCACGGGGGTGCCTCCGCGTAACCTGACTCAAAGGGGTCTTGAGCCATATCAGGTCCACGCTGGTCTCAAGCGGCCAAGCTGGGCCGCACGGCGTTGGTCAATCTCGCCCGGGGAGGTGCTGACCATATTTGCCTTGCCATCATTCGGTAGGTGTGGAGGCGGCACCATGTCGAAGTCGGGGGTATTCCTTGGCACCATCCATACATTGCCGTCAAGGACTGCCTGTGCTTGTCGTAGCAACCCTCTTTCAGGGCGCAAAAAATCCGGGTAAAAATAATCTGCGGGGTCAATGCGCTCGCCACGGTGAACTCCGCGTTGGTACGACCGTTGGCCTAAACGGATGCGAAGGCTGTCAAGCATCCGTTCTGAGGTGCTATTAGGGCGGCCTTTGTCGTCACGGCGCGACCTGATAGTGCCTAAATAACCGCTGGGGTATTCGGCACTGGGCTCTCTACCAATGCCCATACGCAACGAATCAAGCTCGGAGCGTGCGACAGCAACACCACCACCTCCATAGGTAGTGGCGGTGTCGTACATTCCACCGGCACCCAGATACTGGATATTTTGGTGGGGACTGCCTCCGGCCATATCTATAGTTTACATGATATTTGCGGATTTAGCGGTTGGTAGTTATGACACTAATGTCTTTTCTAGGGTCATAATTCTCCCCAATTGTCAAGGTCAGTAACCCGGGCTTTGACTCAAGACCTTTGCGGTCACGGAACCAATCCGACCCTGCATCGGTGGTAGGAGCTTGAATCCAGAAGCGCTCACCAATGTCTTTGGCTTGAAAATGATGGTAATGCCCTGAAAGCCATAGGTCTGCCATACCCAAAGCTGTCTGCCCAGTGGCCTGCCCGCTGATGTATTTTGTCACATCACCTGTGAATTGGTGCCCGTGGAACAAACCAAGCACAGTCCCGCAGACCTCCACGGCAAGCGTTTGATGCCCCTTTTGCGGGTAACGGAACTTGACATGTGACAATGAATCGTTTTCAGCGCAAATATCTTGCACTGCGCTGGCAATCTCGACATTCCAACCATCAGAAGGGTCTGTTGCTACCTGGCGTGTAACCTCGTCATGGTTCCCATTCACAACGGCAATAATCAACTCATCACACAAAGGCGCAAAAGCTTTGATTTGCTGCAACAACAGTCGTCTCGCAACTCGCACCTGTTCAGTCTGTCCTAAATCAGCGGCTGCCTGACTTTGCAGTTTTCCATTTTGGCTAGTGTTTCCTTCAATGTGGTCGCCCAACATTGCAAACACTACAGTGCCCAGACTTCTACCAACCTTGCGAAGTTCTTTTAACCGCTGCAGCGCCTCGTCTGTGAGGAACAACAGGCGCTCCACCGCTTCTCCTGTTCCTCCGGAAGCGGCTTTCTTACCTAACTGCTGGTCGCTTAAAGCTACGACAAATGCGCCCTCTCCTGATGTTTTCTGCGACGGTTTGGAAGGCTTCCATTTTGAAATATCTTTAATTAACTGCTCAATGTCGTCTTTGTTTTGGGCAGCGATTGCTGGCACAAAGGTGACTCTGAATGCAGTAAGCATCTCGCCATCCCAACGTTGCCATTGGGAAAACCTCATACCGGTAACTTGCCATTCATCTGGGTTGAGGTTGTTGTCTTTCAAAATCTGCTCTGCGGGTGGAACATCTGAAGCAGTGTAAAGCTTGGTGACAAGGAAGCCCCCCTCGGACGGGTCTATCTCAATTCGAGGGCGCCATTCATCTGTGATTTTCAAATCCCTGTAATCAGAGCCGGTTTGACCGGGACTGGCTAATGAAGTCAACTTGTCTGCCAAATCTTTCATGTCACTTCCTAATCTTGGAGCAAACGCAACGACGTTGGATGTGGTGTTTAAAGGTGCTTATCCCAAAAGGAACTTCTTCGTTTTTAGTTAAAGCGTCTTCTTTTATGATGTCGTAAAACCGTTGATAATTTGGCAGCCCGTTTTCAATTGCAATTTTGAAAACTTTGTTAACACGCTCGTCTTGGACCGCAAGCCACCGTGAAACTGCGCATCCCGAGGACGGGGTTTGCACAACCTGCTCTAGCAATTCCGCAAGCATTCTCGCCACCTTCCAATTGTAGGTTGGTAAAAGGTAGCATAAAGCAACGAAGCCCGCCAAATCGATGGCGGGCTCCGTTACAAACGGTGTCAGTCTTGGAAGTCGTCCGTGCCCTCTGAGAAAGAAAGGGTGGCAGAGCGAACCGTCTTAGGGTTCAAGATGACTCCGTTAGCCTGTGTGGGGGCGATGGTCGGGTCAACCGGCGGGTAACCATTGACCTGGACGCCGTAAGACGCGCCTGCACGCTCCTGCACCACCTGGCGGCGGGCAAGATGCGGCATGAGAGCCGGGTCAGACGCCTGGGTGCTGTGGCGTGGGACAAGGGTGGTGTAGGCGGAAGCAACGCCAGACTGGTTAGTAGTCGGGTTGCCCTTGTACGAGCCTACGCCCTCGGCGCCGGGGGCAATGTTCTTTGCCATTAAAACCTCACTTTATTAGGGCCTACTTAAAGTAAACCGCATTTTTTTTAATTTGTCAGGCTTAACTTGATTGAACTGTGAACACGATGGCGCTGATATCGCCGTCATGGCTTTTAATGCTTGCAAAGCCCGGAATGCACTTCAAATCAAGGCCTCTGGGGGCGGTGTAACCACGCGCAATGGCAATTGCTTTCACGGCTTGGTTTACGGCCCCGGCTCCCACGGCCCTGATTTTGCATTCTTTGTTCTCATAAATGCTGTGGGCAATGGCAGACGCAACTGACTGGGGGTTACTGCTGGCACTTACCCGCAGGACGTCATCATCTTTTACTTCGGACATTTTTACCTCGTATGGTAGAAGGAATAGCTTTATTAATTCTACCAAAAAACAGGCTTAAAATTGACTTAATCCGAACAGGTTTGGTTGCCTTCATAACCTGGTTTTACCCAAGGGGCAGGGGCGGTAGCCAGACTCCCGCAGTTGGCGCATTCCATGTCTACAAAATAACTGACCATCTCATAATCCTCAAAAGTGGCCTTTACGTTCCAGACAAAGCACCCACATATGCAAACATGGGTAGGCTCGCCGCGCAGGTCCATAGCATTTTCATAAGAGGGTTTTAACTCTGTGATATGCTTGGGGGCAAGCGGATTACGCTCTATATTTTTCGTCTCTAAGCTTATCGTAAACTTCTTTTTCGTAGGCCAAGGACCCCGTACCTGAAACCAATTTAGCCAAAGCATAAGAATCTGCCGCATTGTCATCTCTAAACTCCACATTCCATTTCTTATAAACATATAGAAGCATCTGATTTTTTTGCACCCCTGTGCCTTTTCCAGTCACATATTTTTTAAGACTGGTTGGGGGGACAATTAACGGTTTTATACCGAACTCACCGTAAACCGCCAATTTTACAACGCCGCCAAGCTCTCCTAGCATATTTGCCATCTGAGAGCCGAACGCATAACCCTCCATGGCAAAATCAGTTATATTTCGGCATAAAAGGGATTCTATATAAAATCTAATAGCTTGAAGGCGCTCTACGCCTTGGCCATCAAATTTTGCAACCCGAGTTTGGTAAGCACCGTCCTCAGCAAGGATGGTGGTAGCAAACCCAGAGTAAGATTGGTCAATGCCCATATAAACGGGTTTAGTGGGGTCAATATCCGCCCCATATGTTTTTTCTGAGTAGCTCATGTGATGAACTTTCTAGACCGCGATTTGTAGGTATCCCCGGCAGTGCGGCGGGTCAGCTCACGGCTTACGAGCATAGCGTCGCGCTCGTAATTATCCAGCATTGACTCGATAATCTTTCTGTACGAATACGCCCCTGAATAAGCCTCCGCAGCTTCTACAACTGCAGGGTCTGCCGCTGCCTGAGCTTTGATTACGGAAACCTTGTCGCCCTTGGCAACGGGAAGGCTGGCGGTTACCTCGGCTTCTACTTGATTCAGGTACCGCTCACTTTCACGCTCATCAATTTGAGCCAAGGCAACCTGCGTGGACAAGAAGTCAATGTAAGAAATTAGTTCCGTAAACAGGCGCATCAACTCCTCGTCTTCCAATTCCGTGATGTCCTCTGGAAGCTTTGGGGTATTCAAGTCGGCTTCGCGTACTACCGTAAGCCCTTGTGCGTGCAACTCTTCCAAGGCTGTTGTGGCGTGAACGGGCACCTTAAGTTTAATTGTCATTGTAACCTCGGCATTTCTGGCAGTCGGTCTTTCCGTACTCAGGGACGTTGCAGGGCAACGGGGAGTCGTTATTCACGGCTTTTACAATCTTAGCAGCTGCCTCGAACAGCTCGTCAACTCCAAAGTTGCTCTTTGGGATGACAAGCTCTTTTACTTCGTCATTAGGTTTTCCGTGATAAATAAAAACTGCTTCTTGCGGCTTGTGCTCAATCTTTGGCATATCTTCAATCAAGCGCATATAAATTTGAGCCTGCAGATTATGACTCATAAACGGCGTATCTATCTCTGACCACATCTTTGAGAAGTCGCCGTTGTGTTTGTAGAACAGGTCTGGCATTTCGTATCTAAACGACCCCGCACCAACGGTTTTAATTTCCAGCAACAAAGGGGCGCCATAACCTACCAAAATGCCATCGCAATGGCCTGAAATTCTGTACTTGTCGTCGCTCTTCAGCGGGACTTCTTGATATTTTAACTGGCTATCTTGGCAGCTTGGGCATACTTCAAACCCAAGAGTGTTGCTGTAGGGGAAAGAGCACCTAATGCACCGCCAATTTCCGTACAAGGTTCCTTGTTTGTAGAAAAGGTCTTGCCACATATCGTGCATTCTGTGGCCTGTCTCAAAAATCATCTTGGTTTTGAAAGCATATGTTTTAACAGGGGCAGGGGCTCCCTTGAGCAAAAAATACGAAGCTCTGTGGCACCAATCGGGCTTGGACATCTCCGATGGGTGCAACACGTCCGTTTTACGCGGACTTTCCGGCGCGGATAGAACAAAACGCTCTACAGAAGGTAGCACGCGGCGTTTGTCTTTTCCTGCGTTGACAAAGTTTTTGAAGGCCTTGCTTGGCGCCACGCCCTTCTTTTTGTCGTAATTAAGGACGAAGTCCGAGCCATTGTTCAAGGGTTTTTCCATTCTTCTTGGCCTTCCTGACTAGGGCGTTTCTTTCTCTGTTGCTAAGTCCGCCCCAGATTCCATAGGCAGTCTCTATATCCACGGCATAGGCTAAGCATTCTTTTCTTACCGGACAAGCGGGCTTGCCGTCTTTCCCAAAACAGATTCCCTTTGCCTTATCTGCAATCTCTTTGTATTGGTCTTTATCTCGGGGCGGAAAAAACATCTCCACATCCATGCCTTGGCATTTGGCGCGTTCACGCCATCTTTCATCCCGGCGCATCATTCTCCCTGCAATTCGTATCGAATTTCCAAGAAGTCATCCTCCGTTAAAACAACGTAGTTGTTGTTGTTCAATGAGAACCCCAATACAGGCAGTCGGCCATCGAGGATTGCCTCTGTGACAATCTTCTCCAGCACATCCGACTTCATTGTAAATGATTTTTTACCAGTCCATTTGTGCTCTATAAGCAAATCCGCAGACCTGACGTCGCCTTTGCGGCTCCAAAAGGCTCCTGAAGCAGCATTGACTTTTCCGTCAACCAACTTGGCCAGTCTTTTTTCGTGCTTCTTAGACTGCTTCTGCCCTTCACTCTTCATTGTTGTCCTGTGCTATGCCCTTGGACTCTGATTTAATAACATCAAGAACATCTCGTTCAAGCGCCTCTTTTAAATCCACATCCTCGCGAATAGCATTAACAACTGCCTCAGCACCTTGCCATTGCTGACCATCATAACGGTAATAGGCGCCCGCACGGACAATCACCTTATTCAGGATGCCTAAGGCAACAATCTCCTTAGCGAAGTCGTAGTCTCCCGCTTTGCAGGAGTCTCCGTCTGCAAAGTAGAAATCAATGTACGCGACTTGACCTGGGGGCGCGGATTTATTTTTGAGTGTGCGAACTTTGATAGTCTGACCCACACGGCGCTTATCTTGTCCGCTACCCACATCAATCCAATCATCTCGCTTAACCTCAACGCGAGTGAAAAAAGCGTAGTTTTTTGCTTCCCCTCCGGGAGTAGTCCTCGGGTCGCCATACATAACACCAATCTTCATGCGGTACTGATTGATTACAAGCCCGATGAACGGCCTTTCCACGTTGGTGAGGCTTCTTTTGCTTGCCTTACCCACTTTACGGAAAAACTTACCAGTAAGGAGAGCGCCGCGACCAACGGTTGCTTCATCCATGTCTTTTTCATCTTCCGCACCTGGAACAAGAGCTGGAAGAGAATCGATAACAACGCAATCGACAGCCTTAGATTCCACGAAACTAATAACCGCTTCATATGCTTCCTCCATGATGTTAGTGTTGATGACGTAAACGCGGGAAAGGTCAACACCGCACATCTCCGCATATGCGGGAACCCATTGCTCAGCGGCAACCCATACAGTTGTGAACTCCGGGTCCCGTTCTTGATTGGCGGCGATTGTTTTAAGTGCAACTGCCGTCTTGCCATTACTGGCTTCTCCTAAGATTTCATGCCATTGATTAGTAGGCCAACCGCCGCCAAGAACGACATCAAGAGCAAGAGTTCCGCTAGTCGTCCTGCCAACGATGTCATCTCTAATATCAGCTCCTAGGACAACGGTGTCAGTTCCAAACTTCTTGTTGAGGTCTTTAATAATTTTAATTATTTCAGCGCTCATTACCGAATCCTATCTACAATGACATTCGGATTCCAGCCGCCGCCTTCCGCTTGTCTAGCGGGTCTGGCAGGGCCATTTGAAGAAGAAGCTACACCTCCGGCACCGCTTCCTTGCTGGACTACAGGATAACCGCAGTCATAGCATTGATAAGAATGCACGACACCGTTAGCGGTTGTTATCGAGCCGACCTTTGTGTAGTTGCCGCTTCTACAGCCTGGGCAAAGCTCAGCTGGCTGCGCCATGATAGGGGGCGTGGACGCGTTATAGACCTCTTGGTTTCCTTGGGTAAAAGCCTCCGGTCTTGTTTGAGGCTGCACAGGAGGGGTTGATAGTGGAACTTGCGGAGTTCCAAGCTTTTGCGCCCACCAATTAGAATTTCCCATTGTCTACCTCCTTGGCAACCACACCGCTGGGAAGAACAACCCCCAAAGAGAGGGCTGCTGAAAAAGCAGCAATCAAAGCTGACATTGAAACCTGACCAAGTATCTCTCTGGTAGTTTCCAAGACGTCGTCGGCTTCTTCATCGCTAAGATGCATTTTTGATTTGATGTTCTCATGTTGGAATTCGGTGACGACAATCGAGTTAATCTGAGCAAGTGATTGCAAGAAAGGAAGAATGGGGACAATGAGGTCGAGGCGTTTTGCGCTTGCCTCTTTCTCCATCTCTTCCACGTCTTCGCTTAACCCGCTCAACCCCAATTGGGCCGCTATCTTGTTAGGATTTGTAATATCCATGTCATAGCAGTACCAACGGAACAAGGTGCTCATGGGGATGACGGGTGATTCCGTTTCAATGGAGAACTCCACGTCTTTAATAACCTCTTTTGAGCGCTTCCAGAATTTCCAGCTCATTTTGCCTCTCCCCACTTCTTTACAATTTTAACATCTGCGATTAGCGGAACGCGCAACACATCTACTCCTTCCATGGCAGAACGAATAGCCTCAGCCGTTTCTTCTGCCATATTTGATGGGCATAGGGTAACAAGCTCGTCATGCACGGTCAAAAGCAGCTTTGCCTCTTCTGGAATCAAAGTATGGGCAGACACCATTGCAATTTTTATAATGTCCGCCGCCGACCCTTGAATGCGCGTGTTAAACGCTTGTCTCTCTGCCTGAGACCTGAGACTTACATCTCGGGATAACAACTCGGGCAAAAATCTTTTCCTGCCTAGCAGGGTTTTTACGCAAGGAACGGGATTCTTGCTTGATTTAGCAGCCCCGATGACTAGCGCTTTGTATCGAAGAACGGAGGGGAATTTATCATTAAAATTAGCAAGCAGGTCTTTTGCGTCTTTGGAAGAGCAGCCAATTTGCCGTGCGATTTTATCTGGGCCGACTCCGTAAGCCATTGAAAGCACCAAAACCTTACCGGCTTTTCGGTCAACTCCCATGACGTTTCCCACGGTTGTGTAAATATCCTCGCCGTTAAGGTAGTTATTCATCATAACCTCGTCTTGCGAAAAAGACGCAATGATGCGGGGCTCAATCTGGCTGTAGTCAGCCACCACCAACAAATGGTCATCGGGGGCTGCAAATAAGTTTCTAATTGCCCTACCGTGCTCGGTGTTGGGCGCCGGAACATTCTGCAGGTTCGGGTTGCGGCTGGAGAAACGGCCTGTCTCAGCGCCGTTTTGAATGAAGTCGCAGTACACCCGCCCATTGACCAACAAGCTGTCTTTTGTCTCCCGCTTTTCTTTACCCATAACTGTGCGAACTACTTCGCCGCCCTTGTAAGGAACTACATAAGCGGTATTTAATTTGTTAAGTTCTGAATAATGGAGCAAAGCATCCACCAATTCGTCTTTTCCTCGCCACGCTTCCAATGCTTCAGCGGAAACGGAATATTCAGACAAATCCGGCTTCTTGCCAGACTCTAGCTTTTCCTGCCCTTTGTTGGTCAGAATCTTGGGAGTCAGGCCTCTATTGCCATCTTTCTTGGAACCGAAAAGAATTAACTGCTTGTCAGCATTTGAATTAATATTGAAAGGGCGCTTTGCAATTGAGAAAATAGCTGCCCTTGCAGCTTCGACGTCCTCTTTCAATTTGGCATCTAATTCATCCAAAGCGCTCAAATCGATTGGGGCGCCGGTTAATTTCATATCGCACAGAACTTTGAGAACGTCCATCTCCAAGTCCATAACCAATTGAACATCGGCTTCAATGATTTTTGCAGCAACAGCTTTCCATAACAGAAAAGTGTATTTAGCATCAAGGTAAGCGTATTTAGCGACTTCTTCAAAAGTGTGCTTTTCAACTTCTTTGCCGACGCCCTTGACCATCTCGTACCCAAATTCGCGCTTGAGGCAGTCGTCCAAACCGCATTTGTTCTTGTTGCGGTTGTCATAAAGAAACGAGCCAATCATCGTGTCAAAGTAAGGGCCTGTTGGTACTCGCCCGCCGTAGTATTTTGCAACAGAGCAAAGGTCAAACACAAGATTGTGGCCAATTGTCAGAATCTTGTCATTGAACAACAACGGTTCTAGTGCTTTAAATACTTCTGCGGGGTAAAGTTGCATGGGTGGAGCACCGAAGACTTTGGTAGCGTTTTTCTCGCTTTTAGAGTAATCGCTTGGCTTCGGAGGTAATCCTTTTTCACGGCGTTTTTGACCAACGCTTGTAAGCGGGTAGATAACATCTACAACATCTCCATTCGGGTGACCCATAGGAATGACATCGCACCGCCCATAGGTGGCAAAACTAATCCATAGGACCTCATTCACGGCAGGTGTGCCTCTGCGGGGTCCAACGGTTTCAACATCAAAAGCAAACGCATCTTGAGATAGGTAATAGGAAACCATGTCGTCAAGTTGTTCAGGCGTAAAAATGATATTCATATCTCCCCTTAAAGGCCTGGGGCAGAGCGAAGGGGAGGCGCCCTGCCCCAGGCAGCTTAGGTGTCAGCTCAAGGATTCAGCGATTTCAAGGAGGTCCTGGTAAGGAGTCTCCCGAATAATGGAGGCGTCGTAGCACTCCATCTCTGCAATTGCTGCAGTTGCTGCGGCTTCATTGATACCCCAGTCCTCTTCAAGGTCGCGGCCCTTGACCGCATTGAAGTGGTAAACCGTGGTCTGCTTGACGCCAGTCCGGCTGATTGCCCAGAAGTTCTTGTTAAGAGGACCCTGGGGGGAGAAGTGCGCAGAGTGCATCGTCTTGTACAGACGCGGTGTTGCGATAAGCAACTGGCGCTCTGCGGGATTGACACTCAGATTTGCGATAGTGAACGCCCTCTTGACTTCAGGGCGGTGCTTCAAGATATCGCAGAGGGGGCAGTTGCTCTGCAGACAAACATACGAACGCTTGCCGGAGGTCTTCTGCTGTAGGAAGTGGAGCTTGTACGAAGCAAACGGACCATCCGGGTCAAGGACCTTGATAATCTGAAAGTCTTCGTTGTGCTTGAACTCAATCGGGTAATCGCCCGAAGGAGCGGTGAGTTTCTCTGCTGCGTCCCACCCGGAGCTGATAGCAGTGCTAGCAGCCTGTGAAGGGCGAGCGTCAACATCGAACTCGCTGTTTGCCGCGTCCACATACTTTGATGCAGCGGCTTCGTTCTTCTGGATTGGCATATTCAGTCCTTTTCAGTCAGTCTCTTTTTCATCAGCGCGGATTTTGTTCCACGCTTCAGCAATCTCTACCGGAACTTGTGGATGATTCTTCCACTCGACCCGTGGTGTGTCAAATAGGCCTGCCTCTTTGAACATCTGGACTGCCGCGTCTATCATTGCCTTACTATACAGACGCCTGCCTGCACGCGCAACCCCGTTTTTGTCAGGCTTTGTTGGAAGCCTGTATGGAGATGCCGGAAGGTGCCCCTCTTTAATCCATGTGCGGATTGTGATGATGGGCCTGCCAAGCGCCTGTGCCAGAGAACCGATGGTATACATGGCAATCTTCTTGCCATTTGGGAGGGTCTTCTCATAGTAATTAGACTCCCACGAACCATCGGTTTCTTTGACAACCTGTGGTGATTCATCTACAGGGCGTCGTTTTTTCCTGCTGCCGGGATAAAACTCCTCAAGCTCGGAAAAAGTCCGCTCTATAAATGCATCGCTCATTTTAAATTGCTCCCCTTCGACTTCTGATATTGCAACAAGTCATCTAATGTGAGTAGATAACCTTTGCTCGGATTCGGGGGGATATTACATGACACTTCTCGGATAGTGCCCGCTATGTGTTTAGCGGCAATCACGGCCTTGATATGTCCTGTAGGTACAATTATAGCAGATTCTCCAAGGACAAAAGCCCAGTGGCTTGCTTTAGTTACCTCAATTCCGCTTGCAAGATACGTTCCTTGCAAAGTGTTATAGCAGGACCGTTCAATATAAAGGTTTCCTGTATCAAACCACTTCAAATCCCTTTTTACTTCAACGGTATCAATAGACAGCAGGGATGAGACGTACTCCTCGCCTTCTTTGCCTACTGATAAATCTAAATCAAAGTCGGAATTCTTCACTTAATCACCGTCGCCCAAGTGACTTTCTCAGGAAACATCTTGTCAATATCTTCGTCGGTTAGCAACCCTTCATTGTATGCAGCCATGACGGCTTCTTCATCAAGAACTGCGACAGTCTTGACGCATCTTTCAATTAAGTCTTTTTCTTTCAAAATAGCGTGGGCTTCTTCTTCATTAAAGTTTTTAGACACCCTGCGCTGGCGTGTGACTTTTGACACCCCGGAAACAGTGTCGTTGAGTTCGACGACAATGTGCCCCTTTGCATCTTCTTTGCCAAGCTCTTCCGTCATGCGGTCAATTTGCCCTCTGACAAAAGTTTTCCGCTCCGTAAGCATGTCCATGTTGGATTTAATTTGCTCATGTTGACGGACATAGTTGATAAGGCCTTCTAATCCTTCATCTTCCGCCATAGGCATGATGGAGGTAAAAGCTTCTGAAATTTGCTCGTTCATGTTGATTCCCCTTCTAGGAATTTGGTGAGGCTGCTTAGTGTAAGGGACAGCCCCCCTTGGTCGTCAAATCCATCCCCGTCAATAATTGCAGACGCCACGGAGCTTTTCTGCTGCAGCATCTCATATTGGCGTTGCTCGATAGAGCCGCCTGTTAGCAAATCTTGAATTACGACAATCGGCCATTCTGAAGAGGCCCGTTTGATTCTGCCGTTTCTTTGCTCTGCAGTTCCTGCACTCCAAGGAAGGTCGTAATTTATAAGAAGATTAGCAGCAGGCAGGTCAACGCCATAGCCCCCAGCATCAGAGCTAACAAACACCCTGATGGCGGGATTGGTGTTGAAAGCAACTTTTCTAGCTTCTTTTGTTTTAGCATCGACTTCTCCTGTGTAAGCCACGCAAATATCTTCCCCCAAAGATTTTACTATTATGTCTACCATATCGACATAAGAGGAAAATATAACTAGTTTATTGGCCTCTGATGAGCTTAAAAAGTCTTTTACATACCCGATTAAATAATCTAACTTAGGGGTTGATTTTAAAGTATCAAGAGCCCCCTCTTCCGCCAACATATAAGCATACGCCGACCCGCCGTTTAAAGATTCAAACCGCTTGGCGCTGTTACGGAGCAAATCCGGGTGGCTACACAGCATCCTCATGCACATGACCTTTGACATGATTTTGCCTCTGGCTTCATCCATCTCTGAGAATCGCTTTGACGTCGTGGAAGCCCCGTAATGCTCCGATAAGTTAAAAGAGGAGCCAAAATGCTCCATGGCTTCTTTTATGTCTTGCACCACTTCGGTTGATATCTGTTTGTAAAGTTTTGAAGCGGCCCTGTCTAGCGAAATCATTACTGGTGCTTTGTGGATTGTTTTAGGAAGATAGGGCGAGACATCCGGGTCTGTTTGAGTTTTTCTCACTGAAGCTTTGCTCATTAAATCGTGGAAGGTGTTCAAATTTCTGTACCCTTCTACCCAGCCATTCCATCCCCGCACTATGAACATCTTGTCAAACTTGTCGAACCTTCCTAGTACGGATGAATCGACAAACTGCATGATGGAGAACAATTCCTCTGGGCGCCCGTTTTCTATCGGAGTTCCGGTAAGAGCAAATCTAAAAGGCGCGTTTCCAAGTTTCTTAACATGCTTTGAACGTTTTGACTTGAAGCTTTTGATGGCCGTCGCTTCATCAAGAACCACAAAACCGCGAGGAAGCTTAGAAACGTAAGCCCAATCATTGACCACCTGCTCGTAGTTGAGGATGACATAATCTACTCCTGTCTTGCGCCAATCAAGCGCTGCTTGATATTGCTCTGCTCTTTTAGAAGGAGTGCCGTCAATAACTAAGGCGGTGCTCCCGTTGGTAAATTTCTCTATCTGGCTTTTCCACTGATATTTAAGGCTGGATAAGCAGATAATCAAACCAGGTTCGTTAATTTCTTGTTCGTCCATTAACCGCTCGATTGCGGCGATGGTCAGCACTGTTTTGCCCAGCCCCAAATCGTAGGCGACCAACATGGAGCCGCGCTCGCACATGCGGTCAACAGCTTCAGGCTGGTAAGGCAACAAAGTGCCGGTGAACATTAGAAACCTTCCCAGCCGTTCAAGGCTGCATCCACGCCGCGTTTATAAGCCGCTTTTAATGCTTCGCACATTACGCACTCGCCAGTAGTCCAATTGACAGCCAACCGGTGCATGGGTTTGCCATTCAAAGTGGCTCCTGCGCACTCTGGTTCTGCGTCGCTCATGCTTTTCCTCCCCATCCCCCACCTTTGAAAGCTATGGCTGGCGGAGTGTACAAGCGCTTCATCACACCTTTGCAGTTGTTACAAAGTTGCGGGTCGTTGCACTCGGAAATCGGTTTGCGAACCTCTAAGTGCGTATCGCACGCCATGCAATAGTAAAGATAAGTAGCCATTAGTGCTTAGGCCACTTTCCTCGCTGAACCATGAGAGCGATAATGGAATAGTTAATCATGTCAACAAGGGTGTCTTCGATTGATTCATACTTAGGTGCCTTTTTGCCAAGAATGAGCGTCTTCAATCGCTCCATCTTGTCGTGCATACGAACAAGTAGACCGTTGATTGCGCCGCCAGGGGCGTTGTTGATGTTATCCGGGCCGTAGTCCTGATGCTTTTTGATTAAAATGTCGGCAGCCTCTAATGCAATCTTCGCAACTGCTTCCTCAAATGTCTCAGGCTTTTCAATAGCAGTGAGAGGGTCCCATTGCTTATCTTTGCGGTTCATGCGACGTTTCCATTCTTGATATTCTTTTTCGCGGGCGTTCTTATAAAATTCTTTATCCATGATTTCTCCTAACGTAGGTGGCGTAAGTGTCTTAGAACATGGCGGGCTGTGTCAAGCCCGGTTGCAATCTCGGCTTTGCTCATCCCCCCAATGTCTTTCTGGTCGGTGTACTCGTAATTAAAAAACCAAGAATCAAAATTATTGGAAAACCCCATTTTTGCCAAATTATAAGAAGTTGACCTTCCCGCGTCGTCATTATCTAGGGCAAAAATAATGCGGTCCGCCCCCTTGATAATATTGACCTGCTCGCGGCTTGGGGACGCCCCATAAATGGCCACACCCCCGTAAATGCCCACAGAACGCATTCTAACGGCATCTAGGGGCGATTCGACTACTATCATGTCCCCTCCCTCATAAAGCCCGTAGCCGAAGACTGAGAGGCTTTTTTTCACGCCAGTGGGGTAATTTTTAAAATATCTGGACCCATAACCCTTTTCCTGCCACCCCATCAGCGCCCCTGTGTAAGGGTCTCTAATCGGAATTATCCAATTTTTATTCCTTGTATCCCAACGGATACAATATGCCTCAGCAGCCTCTAAGGTCAGCCCTCTGGACTGGAGAGCCTCCAAGGGAGGGGTATCAAAGGCGGCCAATGTCGCTTCTGACAAATAATTTAAATCATCAAAAGCTGGTTTTTTTGATTCCGCCCGCGTCAAGGCCTCTGTCAGGCCTTCATCCAAATCCCCAAGCCATTCCTTGGCTTTAGAGAAGTCAGCCCCATCCTGCCCAAAAAACCCATTGACATAACAGATAAGATAGTAGAGGCTACCTTTAAACCCGCAGGAAAAACATATGTGGGCGCCAGTTTCCATATTTATGTACCACGATGGATTGTGGTCCGGTTTGCCAGTTCTATCCAAATGCCCGGGGCACAGAGCCCTCAGCTCATTCCCCATCTCTGCTATGACATCTATGCCTAAGCGAGCAAGGGTGCTTTCTACCCCCGTCACAGGTCTGTCTCGTCTAGCTCGCGGAAGTGCCCGGTCTCCCAATCCCATAGCATTGAAACCTCACCAGGGCCGCAATTTCTACTGGCAAGAATCTTGAGGACGCGAGTGTCGTCCACCTCTTCATCTTCTCGGTGAAGCCCGAAGATTACATCGGAATCTTGCACGAATGACGACGAGTAACCAATGCCATCTGTGCTGAGTTTGCCGCCTTTGAGTTTCCAACTCAACACCTGTGTTGTTATGACAATTGGAATTTGGTATTTCTGCGCCAGTTTTTTCAATGAGCGGGTGATGTTGGTCAATGCAATTGACTCGTTCATCTTGCCCGTCATCTCGTCAATCATCAAATACACGCCGTCAATGAAAAGCACGTCGGGCTGATGCATCTCTAGTTTGGCGTCAATACCGGAGACAGTAGATGCCGTGGATGACTCGGAGAACCAGAACTTAGTCTCCATCTTCTCAAGATTACGGAGCTTTGTTTGATAGCGGGCTTCTTCATCTGCAGTCAAAGAGCCTGTGGTCAAACGGTGATGCGAGATGCGGGCTCTCATGGAGTCATAACGGCTTACCTGCTCGTGATTAAGCATCTCAAAAGATTGGAACAACGGCACAACCCCTCTAAGGTGGATGTTGTGCGCAATCTGCAACGCCAGCGTGGATTTTCCAGTCTTGGGAGTTGCGACAATAGTAATCAGTTGGCCCTTTTGCAGACCACTTGTTGCTTTGTCAATCGTGGCAAAGCCCGTCGGATATCCGCGCAAACCGTCTGGAAGGTTCTTAAGTTCTAGGTAATCCTCCCACCGTTGCATCGGCATGTTGGTGATGTCAACATCTGTGGCAATAGATGTGGAGTCTTGCTCAAGCTTCAACAAGCCCGCCCGCAGCGTTGAAAGAGCCGCTTCGTGGTTGTGGTCTTTCTCAATGTTGTTGATTGCCTCATGCATCATGAGGCTGGTGGCGACTTGCCGCCGCCGTGCTACAACATCATCAAGAAGGAAATCAATAGGGTCTTCAACATCAATAAGCTTGTAGGCAGGGAAGTTGGAACCCAAGACTTCCATGCTAGGCATTTGACCGTATTTGCTGTTGTGGTCTCTGATAAACGCCCAGATTCGACGGTCGTCTTCATCTGAGAACCAAGTCTCATTAACGCCGCGTTGGTATAACTTGACAAGGCTTTTGTCTGCTATTGCCCGATGTAGTAGTCGCGTTTCGCTGTTCACCGTAATCCTTACAGGTCTAGTCCCCAATGGCCGTACATTAACTGCTTGTCAGGAAGGTCCAACACCCCCAGCACTTCTGGTCGGTAAGGAAGCTCTTTGACCAGAGCGCCCACATTATCGTATGAGGAGTGGTATCTAAAAGGATTCACGCCCGCCCTGTCAAGCTCATTGTACAGGCGAGTCACCTCGTCTTCATCCAAGTCGTAGGAAACAAGCTCCAGGGTGACCCCTGCCGTCACCGTGTAGTGGTATAGCTTGTTTAAAAGCAACTTGTCATAAGCGACGTTTTTAAAGCTTTTCTTTTTAAACCATTTTCGGGTAATCGTTTCGGTGTAGTCAGTGAACAAAGCATCGACTACTAACACCCGCTTAGGCATCTCATTGCTTAAGTCCCCTTTGTACATTTTAAAAAACCTCGACTTTTCCAAACTTCAAAACAAATTCCCGGAAAGCCGTGTTGGACTCGAATGACTTATCGAGCTCTTCTTGTGGAGCTTTGTTTGAAATCTCCAGCGGGTAGGTCCCGAAGTTTGCGTCAATACGGGCCCTTACGAATTTTATGTGCTTGCAGGAGCCCTTGCCGTTGTATCCGGGGCAGGTGCAGTGGAGGTTGTTGTCTTTTTTGATGCTGACCTCAAAAACTGCGGGGTTGGATGATTGGCTCAAGAACACCTGCACCAACCGCAAATCGGTGTCGTTCATCTCTACATCCTTCATCGGCGCAAATCCCCCTTAGTAGATTCTAGAACAATATAGGCAAAGGCTTCTCGGGCAAACGACTCCATTGCGGGCCCATAAGTAGCCGCCCACTTATTTAATTCAATATTCGTGGTCACAATTGTCGGCAAGCCATTATTGAACCGCGTCCGGATAATGTGGTGCAGAAGGGATTGCTGCCAGCCGGAGCCCGATAAATGCTCTTTGCCCACGTCATCCATGACCAAGACCCTGACATTGTAGGCGTCGTCTTCGGCCTCTCCCAGCAAGCCATTGAAACGTTGAATATCCTCGTAGGTTTTGTCTGCCGACATAGTGACGCCCTTCAAATCAAGGATGTCATTGTAAGTAGCAAAATAGCAAGGCATTATTAATGTGTGGTCGGGCTTCACATTAAAAGCTTCCAAAGGCGCGTCTTTTATCAACTGCTGGATGATGCTCAGGGCAAGGGTGGTTTTGCCTTGACCGGGGGTTCCGTACAGCAGGATTCCCTTGCCGCAAAGCGGGTCCCCCACGGAGCGGATAACCCGCCCTTGCTTGACGCGCTCCACCCACCTGCCAATCCTGTCCAAATCGTTGGGGAACAGGTCTTTGCAGTCTTCCAGAAGCCAGCCTTGGCGGGCTTTGGGAATGCTGGCAATCTTCATCCACGAACGCCTGCGAACTGGGAGCGACTCCAACTCGTACATCAGATTTCCCTCCAAGACTTGTCAGCCTGCTCTTTGGCCTCCACAACCTGCTCTTCTGACGTTAGCATTGAGCGGGCTTTGACGGCAAGTTCATTGAACCGTGCTAAAAAGGTGCGCCAGAGACGCTCAGAATCAGTGTGCTTTTGGAAGTCCATGGATTGGAAGAACAACTCCAGCATCTTGAACTCCAACTCGCCGTCGGTATTATGCTTCAAGCGGGCATCGGCAAGAGCTGGGACAAAACGGCTTTCCACCAAGTTGAGCGGGCGGATGTGCCAATGCTCTTCCAGCCGGTCAGCGAACTCCCGGGCAACATCCAAAGGACGCCAGAGGTTCAAGGCCATCTCCTCGCGTCGGATGAACTTGCGCTTCTCCCGCTTCTCTGCCTGCTTGCGTTCGTATAACTCACGTTTGGCGTCCATTTTTTTAGCCAGATACTTCTCACGCTCGCGCATGGCGTCGTCGTCGCTTGAGGTCTTCTCGAAAAAGTCGTAAGGCATCGTTTCTTCCCCTCGTGAGAGAGATTTTGTTACTAAATTAGCATCTAAAAGACTATTGCTAGTCTGCAGTGTCTGCTCATACAGGAACCGGAAAACACGGTAGTTAGCGTCTGATGACAGGCTGCCGAACAAAGGCTCCATAGCCGCTTTGATTCCCGACTCCGTTACCTCGTAATAGCTGACAACCCTGTCATTTATCTTGCTTTTATGCAAGACCGCATAACCATTATCGCGCAAAAATTTCAGGTCTTTTTGCAGCAGGTCTCTTCCCACCCCATGACGGTTCATCATATCCTTAACGGTGGGCGACTCTGTTGAAATTAAGGATACAAGAACACCAAATGCTCTTAGTGGAATCATTTACCCATAATTTTCTTTAATTCAAGGGCAACTTCCCGCGCAAAAATCTGAGCAATATAGGTTATGGCATCGGTCAAAACCTCTTCAACCTCCACCTCTTCCTCGTCGTCTTCTTCCTCTTCTTCCTCTTCTTCAAAGTCGCTGTCTTCTTCTACCACCGGCACGGGGGGGTTTACCACAATCTCCTGTTTAGGCATAACCGGTTTTTCAACAGGCTTGATGTTTTCGGTAGGTGTAATTTCATACAATCCCGACGTCAAATCAAAACACCTTACTTTTGCGGCTTTACACAGCCGCAGAACCTCTGTTGATTCTGTGTCTTCGTCATCCCACAATAAAAATGCGGCGTTTTCTTTATCGGCAATAAACGCTACCGCATCTTCAAACGGGGTATCTGTCTCTATCTGCTCGTCTCTTTGACAGTCTACGTTTTTTGAGTCTGGCAACGAGTATAGAATAATTTTTTTGTCATTATCTTTTGCGTACTGAGCCGCCCATTTTTGACCCAAAGTAGGGGTCCGCTCAAAAGGCAGAACAACCACTGAGTCTTTGTTCAAAATAAAGTAATCATCAATCAAAGCCTCAACATTTGCCCGGGTGGTATTGCCGTTTCCAGCAATCAGGATGTAGTATTCCATGTAGTCTCCTTCATTAAGAGCCCGAACTATAAACACAGGAAAGTCAGTCTAGCAAATCGACCCCCCTCGTAGCTCAGAGGAAGAGCATCAGACTTCTAATCTGTTGGTCGCTGGTTCGAATCCAGCCGAGGGGACTAATATCAATGACAGTCTTTAGGAGAGAGATATGAGTTCAGGCGTCAGACCTAGTTCCGATAAACCCGCAGAAGATTACTACTTCCAACCGTGGTGGGCCAAAGAGTTTATCCGCATTGTTGAAATCATGGAGAAAGCGGACTTGGCAAGGCTCAGCGAAAAGGATACAAAGGCCATGACAAAGGCTGCTGCGTCCCTTGCTAAGATGTTCCCAGAGCGCCATTAGCTCAGTTGGTAGAGCTGCGGACTTTTAATCCGTAGGTCGTAGGTTCGAGCCCTACATGGCGCACCTATCCCCGGTAGCTCAACGGCAGAGCAGCCGACTGTTAATCGGCTGGTTGTTGGTTCGAATCCAGCCCGGGGAGCCAAGCCCTTGTAGCCCAGCGGTAGAGGCAAGCGACTTAAAATCGCTCAAGCGTGGGTTCGAATCCCACTGGGGGCACTACTCCGAGTAGGTCAAGCTATATAAAGCCGACCATCCAGGCCCGACTCCAATAGTTCCGGAACCGTACAAGATTGCATCCGGCAACGTGTCCTTCAACCTAGCTTGCGCTGTCACAAAGTCTTTGTAGTAATAAGACTTTGAAGCATCCGCAGTACCAGCCCATTTGGTGTCTCTATCAGATGCATCATACAAAGAATGGCCGTCGTAGTGGCCGTCAAAGTAAAACTTTCTAGACGCGCCTTTTTCAAACAACGCATTGTCAATGTAAATTGAGTAAGTACCGCCTGTGTTGGAAGTGTCAAAAGACTGCGCCACATATAAACCGACAATTGCACGAGTGTAGTTATTTGTGCCCAATGTGCCGCCCACCGAATTGCCTGGGACCGACATTCTTGTCCATGAAGAGGACAAATCCCACATGACATAAGGCAAGGTAGTTGTTTCAAAATAAGCTTTGGACAAGTCTGTATCAGACATTGATGTTGTTCTAGTAGCGGTGAAATACCTGTTACCTACAGCAGTAATCGTGTAAACAGTGTTTGCGTTAGTTGTATTGAATGCTGAAAAAGCAATTGTGTTCGCTACGTTTGCATACTGGGTAGACGGCAACCCGAATATATGCACTTTATCCCCCGCCAAAAATTGATGCGGGGTGTTGGTATAGAAAGTCGCCACGTTGTTTTTGCAATAGACGCCTTTTAATGTGGGCGCATTGTCTATTCTGTAATTAGAACTAGCATCACCTGGGTTTGTCAAAATATAAGGAAGCGCCGCCACACCAATGCCGCTTGGCAAAGATGGGATTTTTGCGCTAACGCTGAATACGTACTGCTCGTCTGCGTTTACAACCACGCCAGCTGTTGTTCCGCTTGTCGAATCGCCGTTAAAGTAGATGTTCTTTCCTATAAAAAAGTCCAGCACTATTGTTGAAAACACATACGCATTGTTATCAAATAAAGAGCTAGTGTTAGTGCCAGACGAGGAAACAGTAAATGACGTGGGGCTATTGACAGTTTGAATTGTAGACGATATATCTTCTGTATTGGTAACATCATTAGCAACAGTTGAACCGCCGGTTATAGTTTGCCCGCTTGAAACATTAATAGGCCATGCTGTATTTACTACTATATCCCCGTTTAAATCATAAGAAGCACTTGACACAGGAACCAGTTCGTAGAAAGAAGGGACTATTCCTCGTACATTTGAACTTCCAGTTCCTGCTTTGTACATTTTTACAGAGCCGCTATAAGGGACATTGGTCGGTTGGCCGCCTATAGTAAAAGTAGTGGTGCTAGTAACCGTAATAGAACCCTTTGCATAGCGCTCACTTGTCACAATGTAATCACCTGTTGTGTACCCGTGGCCACCTGAAACAGTGATAGTCGCGGTCGAGCCAGCAATATTTTTTGATATGGTTCCAGATATAGTGCTTGGAGTTGTAAGCGTCACAACTCCTGCGTAAGAACCCGTGACATGCGCAGCGGTAGTACGGGTTGTTATAGCGCTATTAGCAGGGTTTGGATAAACCATCGGAGCGACTGCGTCCGTCATATACCAAAAATTAGTGTTGGTCTCAAAACTTGGATTAAGAACTTGATTAACTCTGTTTGGATGAACAGTTATGTTCACCACTCGGGCGTCTTGGTACGCGCTGGCAGACGAGCCTGCTTCAAATTGCGCAGCATCCATGTACATAATGTCACCATTAGAGCAGCTTAAGAACGTGACAATTGGAACCGCGTACCTGCTGTTTGATGGAGATGTTGCCGTGACTGTGGCTCTTTGCCAGGTATTCGCAGAGCCTGACGCAGTGTTTAGAGTTGTTCCATAAGAAGATGTGCTCAGCAAAGTGCCTGTTTTGTCATACCACCGTATGGCAAGTTTAACGCTCTTACCTGTATAAGAGTCCCTATTAAAAAACGCGCTAAATGTGTAAGCAGTGCTTGCTGATATAGGGATGCAGGCCTCTAAAGCAGACCTACGGTCAAGAGCCACGGAGGAAAATTGAACTTCAGCCCCGCTAGCTATGTTGGTAATGAGCTTTTGAGACAATGTTAAAGACGCAGTTGTCGTGTTAACAGCCTCAACATAAGTGCCTGTCGGCACAGCGGAGGATAAAACATAGTCTCCAACCTCAGCAATGAGAGGTTTGCATATTATTGAAGTTGCGGAGGTGGCTGCGCTGGTAGCCGTGACAGTTCTTTTTTGCCCTAGCCGCAAAGTAACATCTTGCGTGCTTCCTAAAACAGCATTTAATTTCAAGAACCCTTTTTCCTTAAAAGGCCCTTGATAGGTGTCACTGCCGCTATGTCCATACGGGTAAACAGAGTTTTCATTTGTCAAAACCCACGAGATGAAAGGAGCATAAGGAGCGGTGCTGGCGTAAGCTGTTTCACCGCCGTTAATCTCCGGATACCAGCTTCCTAAAGATTCCACAAAACTGGAAGAGTTGTAATCCAACAATCTGTTCACTCCACCGCCTGCAACAGGAGTGGAAGCTATGGTCGAGCCGTAGCCGGTGTAAAGCTCTATAAAATTTTTAATTCCGTCGATAGACCCTGACTTTGTATATGAATCTATCAAGTTTGCAAGCAGCACACGCCCTTGCGCAACACTCATATCTCCGTACAACGAAGCCCCAAATTGCTTCAATAAAGCAGTCAAAAGCTTGGAGTCGACTGTTGAAGGGTTGTGCATGTCAAAAACATTGGTGGTTTGCTGTTTGTACAAAGAAAGATGAAAAGCAAAAAGGGCGAGAAAATCTTTCAAATCATCGTTTTCCGATTTATATACAGAGGGAATACTTGCCATCAATGTGTCTAGCATCCCGTCATCTTTGACGACAAGCGTGGTTTCCACGGCGCTTCTGCTGACATATTGGTTTGAGCTGACGGTGTATGTCATAAACAGCGCGTAATAAGCGGTTTTACCCTGAAGGTAATCCCCCGTGACCCCCTTGCCGGGATTAGCGGTGCTTGAAGTAAGCGAGTCGCCAGTATCAAAGAAATGGTACTTTGAGCTGACTCCAAGGTATGTGACCGCTTGAGCAGGGTCGGATGTCCAAACATGCAAGGTCTCTCCGTCTGTTATAGACGTCGGATACCCGTCAAGGTTCCTGACCAAAGTGATGCTATCCCAGCCGGTTGATATAAACGACCAATATAAGTGCGTGACGCCGTAGTTAGACGGGCGTGCATATAAAGTCGTTTTAGCTGAAGCAGCTAAAGCAGAAGCATCTGTCATGTCGGGTCCTTGACCAAGATGAAGTTGTCATTAGTCAACGGAATCGGAATCTCATCTACTGCGTATTCCAATTTTGTCGTTGCGGTAACTGTTCCATCCGCAGATGTAGGGTCAGTTTGAGTAGACTGGTTTTCCATGCGGGTAATCTTCAAAGCCTGCACGCCTGGAATCGAATATGTTCCGGCAGCCGTGTATATATCCTCTTGCGTTATAGTGTCGTTGAAAGTCACGTTATCAAAAGCGAACAAATCAAACAGCGCTGCTTTAACCTGTTCCTTGACTTCAGTAGAGTCGTAACCTGCTCTGACAGTCACTTCAACGTGGACCACTGGGTAGATTGGCGTGTAATCAGACACATTCAACGTAGTATTCGGCGGAATTTTATCGACAAAGTAATCTTTAATTGTTTGCTCAAGACCTGTTTGAGAGCTTAAAGAAGCTCCGTCAAAGCACGCTACATAAAGGTTGACTGATGTGAACACATCTGCAGCGGCAATCGCCTTTGCAACTCCCGTGATTTGAACGGCAAGCTGCGCATAGTCCAGCAACGAGACAGCACGGTTCACGGTTCTAAGAGCCGCAGGAGCATTGAGTCTTATAGAATCCGTGGACTCTGCATCGGCACCCCCGGATGTCTCCAGTTCTTGAGTTACTTCAACCCCGTAAAATCCATCGGTGACAATCGTTGTTATAGAACCAGACCCCAAGTTGCCCAGCTTACCCCCGCCGTAACGATAGGTCGCGTACACCGACGACCCAATGGGCGGAATCTTGCCGGAGACACCGTTTCCAAAAACAATGTAGGTGTAGCCCGCGCCGTCGGTGATAAGCGAGCACACCTCGTCAGTTGCGTCGTAATCAACTAAATGCTGGACAATCGTGTAAGGGCGGTTTGCCACCGTCACAGCAAGGCTTGATTGAATAACAGGGGTGTTGCCAATTCTAAAAAGCTGGTTTGGGTTTCCATCAGAAACGCCAAGCTCATCTTGCTTTGCCGTAATACCTTGGAGAATATTGATTGCCGAGGATTGAGCCCCGGATGCCAAACCGGATACGGCGGTTTGCGTTTCAAAAAGCACCCTGTTGCCGTCTTGGTCTGGCTCAGTTGCCACAAGAGTGTTTGCCGGTATATCTATAGCAGCGTTCGTGTCATTGAAAAACTTAACTTGTCCTGATGCGGCTAAGACATTTGTAGGCGTGTAGTTCAACAACCGCGCAATATTTATAACAGTTTCGCGCTGGGTTGCTGTGCTCAGGAATGCCTCATTGGCGGCGCGGTCAATGTAGTAATTAAGAAGGTCTCCCATATATGAGAATAACTCAATTAAAACAACGCCAAAATCAGAACTGTCGCGAGAAGTCCATTGGGGGGCAAAATTATCAATTAAGCCAATCATGTCATCGCGGATAGCCTGATAATCCCGCGAGGTATAATCAACCTGCGGAACAGGGGGTAAGTTGGACGCCATAATTTTTTACCTAGTAAACCTCTCCAGCTATTGAAAAACTACCCGACCTAATTTTAACAGATTCCTGGTCTCCTCCAGGAGCCGTAAACATCACCGTCAAAGTAACCGTTCCTGTTTGATAATTATAAGAACCTTCCACGTCGTCAAATTTAACTTCAGGCAGCCAACGACGCAGCGATTCGCTCAAAGCCTCCGTTATAGAACTCATTAAAGAGCCTGTTGGTTCAAAGGCAGTTAATGAAGTTACGGAAGCACCATATAGAGGGCGCCATACCCGCTCGCCCTTTTCTGAGCCAATTACTGCTGCAACTTTATTTTGCCAATATTTTTTATTGTCCTTTGATACATAGCCAACGCTCCCTCCAATAAATCTAAAAGGAACATCAATAGCAACGTATTTAGTCGGTTTTGCCGGATATGTATATGCCATCAGAACACTCCCATCCATACTGGAAAGTTAGGGTCTCCACCCTCGTACATAACCCACACCCCGTTACCAGCGGCGGAAAGGGGAGTGGAAACCGGGTCAACAGTGACAATAAGGCTGGCCGTGGTAGGTCGTGTCGGGCTGGTACCGGCGGTATAGTAGTGGAGAGAAACCGCCGCATTGTCCGTTGACCAATAAAATTGCAAATAATCATCTTTGTTGACATTAAGTAAATAATTCCAGCCGGAAACAATGTGTCCGTCTACGCCGCCGTGGCTGTTAGGGACGGAAATAAAACCCGTGCTACCTGCAACATCAGCGCTAGCCCCGCCGTCATTGCCAAGTCGAATCCAGATAGAAACATCGTGAAGTTGAACAGATGTGTTTTGGAACTGGCCGGACCATTGGATGTTGTAAAGCCCTGCCTGCTCAAAAACAATTTTTGATTTATTTGTGGTCTCGCCAGTATCAGCTGTAAGAGTCACGCCATTAGAAGCATCAACCTGGTTAAGCGTCATTTTAGTAGCCACATTTGCCGTGGTGGTTTGGCTAACAAAACTTTGAAAAGACCCATAAGCACCGTTGGCAAAAGAGTTGGCCACGCCTGCAACAGTCAGACAAGGCCATGCCCAGTTGGTTACAGCCTCACCAGTAACCTGAGGAACTTTTACCTTCAACCGATTTTTTTGCAAAGGGTCGTTAGTGTCCATGACAACGCCTCTGTAAATGCCAAAGAATCTTTTATCCGAGGGGTCATTGAACAAAGTATTATAAAAATTAGATGACATTCTTAGCCTTCAATCTTGCAACTGTACCCGGCAATCTAGTCGAGTTTAACAAAACGCGTTTTAAATTACTGGAGTCGCTGGTCCAATATCTTCGCGTAACAGCACTTTGCGGCCTATTTGTTGCTTCGGTAAATCCAGTACTTTCCAATGCGTTCACTGGAGTTTTTGTTGATGTAAGTCTAGATGCGGGCGTAACTGTCTCAGTATTTTCGTTTTTCAATATAACGCGTGCGCTGCTAGTAGGCTCCGCTATTGTTTTGCCGTCATCCCAAATCAACGACCCGCCTATTGAGTCCGCACCAACCTCCAGTTCAGTTACATACTTGTACACATTTCGAGTTTCTTCGACAACTTTGTGAGAAGCCGACAGAATCACCCAATACCCGTCATAGTATTTATTGATTCCTTGTAAATAAACCGGCATATCCGGGCGCAGTTGAGGGTCGCCAATAACAAGAGCAGTTGCTCTGTACGGAAATCTGTTTCTAGCGTCTGCCGCTAACGCCTCGCTTTGCGCAATTGCATATGAAGGCGCGACTATATTTGTTGCAAAACTATCAAAAAACTCACTAGATGAAATATTGCGGCTAGTTGCAAGCCGGTCTTTGTTGGTTTCTCCCAGCGCAAGGGCAGACGATGCGTCTACGCCGGACACCTTCACAGCTGATTTAAAGGCGTCCTCAAACAATATAGACTCACCCGCCAACAAGCTGAAGGAATATAAAGTCGAGCCTTCTGGGTCATTAGCCTCGCGCATAACAAACGAAGGGGCGTTTGCCCTCATTGAAGTGTAGTCAGTCATCAAAGGCGAGAAATAAATCTCAGTGTTTTGCAGCCTTAATGAGTAGCCAGATTGACGGGCTAAACGAACCATAAGCTCTAAATCAGTGTGCCCTGCTTGGGCAATTTGCTCGTACACACGGGGGTGCGGCTCCGTGTAGTAAGCAAATTTGTGCCTCTCTGCAATCTGCTGAATCACTTTATCAGCCGTTATGTTCGTGTAGATTTTCTGGTCAGCCTGCTTTAATTTATAAGAAGCCCCAATTAAAAGCAGTTCTGCAAAATTATTTCCGGGGGTGCTATTTGTCTCTATGTTGTGAACATAGCCATAAAACATCCTTGAGGAAGCAGTGCTTTTTAAATTAATCTGAACAGGCGTCCCAGGTTTTATAGAGAGAAAGTTGACATCCCAATCACGAAAAGAAAGCTTGACCATCTCATGGGCGTAGCGTTCTGTATATAGCTCAAACTTATAAACGCGCCCAGGCCCGATATTTGATAACGGGAAATCGATGGTCAAGTAATCAAACATTTGGAATCCGCAATACCGTTCCGGCATCTATATTGAAGAAGTCTTTTATTTGCGGGTTGTATTCAGCAATAGCCCACCATAAATCGGGGCGGTTGAAGTATTTGTTTGCAATGCTTTCCAACCGCTCCCCTTCTTTATAAATGTGCTCTACATAGTTAATTTTTAATAAAGAATCAGGGCGGTAAAAAACAATTGGAGTGAAGGGTCCATCAGCCTCTTTTTGAACGTAACCAACGTTTGATGTGTAATACCTAGACTGCGGATTGATAGCCATTATTGAGACACCAACTTTCCTTTGGACGCCTTCCCTGCAGTTGCCATCAAGTTGAAGCTTAGAGATACGTCGGTCTCAATTGGAATCATTCCTTTTGTGAACGCATTGTGGGAAACAACCATGTTGCTGACATAGCCCAAATAAGAAATAGGGCCGATGTCGATTCTTAAAAGAGTCGGGGTCAAGAACCCGATATCAGAGCTCTCAGCCATCTCTTTGGACAGAGCGTCATTTCTCCAACCCGGCCCATTAATTGCTTTATAGAGATACTCAATATCTGCAACAGTTCCGCGCCTAGCCAGCTCTGTTAATTTTGCCTTAAAGGACTCATTAGTTTCTTTTGAATTTAAACCATGTTTATAAGCATTGCGCAAATCATTGAGGTTGGCATCGCTTATATTAAATTTCTGAGCGGAACCTTCGTTTGTACGGCCAGAACGCAAAGCAAAGAAATCATTTCGGCGGTCAAGTTTTATTGTCACGCTGAGCGCCTCACCGCTTGGAAAGGCGCCAACAACTCCCACAAATTTATCATAAGACGTGGGGGTGATATCTAAATTAACAGACACAGAAGTTTGAAAGTTTTGAGGATTCCAAAGAAATTGGAACCCGTATCTTGGGTCGTTTTTGTCCTTGCTTTGAAACGCCCCCGAGTAGGACGTGTTTACACGAGAATAGTAAAAAATTCTTCCGCGACGTTTTCTGTGCGTGGCATCCTCATCTTTAATACCAACGCTATCTACGGTTAAGTCGTCAAGATAAGTGTTGTCCACAGGCAAGCTTGAAATATGCGGGGGCAGGTTCCAGCTGTAGTTTTCTTGTATTTCCGCATACGTTGGTTTAGTTTCCGGAATGTCAGACTCAGGCTTTCCAGCGCCAGCAACACCGGGAAGTTTATCTGGGGCAAATCCCAGGCTTCCTCCAGAAGCATAACTAATCAATGCTTGAGCTTCAAAAGAATCAGTAGGCACACCGGCTGTTGTCGTCGCCTCATAATTAACAGCTGTGCTTTTTCCTAATGCAGCCATTATCCTCTACCCGCTCCCTTTTTAACCCAGTCCCAACTTATGTTTACATTTATAGGCTTTGTATTTAAAAACCCGGCAGTAGCTGGATTTATTGGATTAGGAATATTTGCACCAATACCTGGCGCCATTAAAGCCGAGCCGATTCCCACAACACCGCCTAATATGTCGGAAGCGCCCGTTGAAAAAGTTCTACCATATTTATTTATTTGGAATAGGTCTGTTAAAGAGGTTGTTGTGCTTGCCAGCAAACTGATTAACCCAGCTCCCGCACCATTTCCGGCACCTGCAAGAACCTCTAAAAATGATTGAAGTGCTGTAACACCTTTTATCATATCCCTATCAGCCAAGTTTGACAGTAAATCACTAATGCCTGAGACAACGGTATTTGCCTGAATAGTTCCCACATTCACGGGCGTGGCAAAATTCTGGGCAAGACGAGTGCCGACGGCATTCCTATTTGCGGTGCTAATCACAGTTTGGGTAAGGCCGCCGGTTTTAGCAAGCTCTGCTTTAGTGCCTATTCCAGCCATTTTTGCGCCTTTGTTTCTTGCCTTTTGAATCAAAGCGGCAAGCACTGATTGGCGAAGATTTTCATCATTGCCAAAATATTGGTTGAGTAAGCTATCTAAAGCATTGCCGGACATTGCCGATACTGCAATAGCCTGCTCTGTCGGTTCTTCACCTGCGGCGTTTTTAAGAATGTCATACAAGTCATCAATAATGGCAGGTATGTCCCGCATACCCGTGCCTTCTTCATTTCTGACATTGATACCAATCATTCGAAGCCTGTTCACACTTCGAGCTTGGTTTAATGCGGCAACGGCTCCCATACCGCCTTGAAGACCAATGCCGGGGCTCAAATTAGAGAACAAAGAGGCGCCGCCCATGACACCGCCAAATTGTTGGGTTGCCCCAAAGTTTTTTAAACCTGGCAACAGCCCCGAACTTGCGGCGACATTTGATGCGTACATTGCGTCCATGTCGCTTGTAGCCAAGCCTAAAGAGGCGGCATTTAGCTGCATGTTATACGCGTTTTCAAGAGAGATATTCCGGTTGTAAAAACCCATGCGCGAGCCGAACATCTCGGTATACATTGCCTTTTGCGGAGAGGGCGCAATCATTCCCATAATTTGCTGAAGGCCTATAGATAAACCTCCGGCAGTTCCGATAATTCCGGAAATAGTCCCGGGGACAAATCTATTTTTATTTGTTTTAGGGTCTATATCTTGATAGTCACTGACGTAGTCTCTAGTTGTTCCGCCTACCCCACCAGCGCTAAGGCCAAACCCCTCATCATTTGGAAACGGGGTGGAGGTGCTGTAACCGCCTCCACCGCGACCGCCTCCGCGCCCGCCATAAGATAAGGAATTAACAGCATCTAAAACTGTTGAAAAATTAGCACTGATGTTGCCGGAGAACTGTTGCAGCTTCTCCATGAAACCGTTGAGAGACGCCAGGAAATTTATATTCCTGAGCTCATCATCATCAGCCATTGCTCTTACCTCTAACCGCTCTTAAAATCCAATTTTGGCGTTGTCTGAAAGAAAGGCCGCGAATATCAGATAGCGACCAGCCCGTGAAGACTCTTGTCAAGCCTTCGTATTGGTCCATTAAGCTCTCAAAGTATTTTTCACCAAATTCGAAACAAAGACTGAAGGCTTAACGGAATCATAATCTCGTTCCCGCAAGCCCCACATGCCTTCTTCACCCCCCCGAGGCGTGGACCCGGAGCTCCAGCTGAAATCAGGTCTATAACGGTAGACCTATCCTGGAGCCCTAGGCTTAATGCCACGGAGTTGCCCACAACCGGTTCCCCGTTCAAAGAGAGAATGCATCCGGCTAGGACAAGGGTGACCAACTCGGCTGTTGTTTTGTTGACAGCCTCGGCCACTTTTCTTTGGGTGATTCCGTTTGGATAAGCAACTACTAGCTTTCCTAATTTAGTATCGACTGAAAAAGTCTTGGAAAAACCTTCTTCATTATTGAATGTTTTTACTTCAATATCATTCAACAAGTCGATGTTGACCGATTGATGCGTCGAGCAGCTAGGGCAGTTGATATTAAAAGCTTCAACTGTTCCGAATGTTACGCGTCTGATAGCCAAAAGCAGGGTGTCCCTGTCGCCTGCAAGCAAGGAGTCGAGTTCCAATTCGCCCGGAATGGTGTTGCCTAGCTTCACCACACCGCGCTGGAGGATTACATTTAATTTTGCGCCTGGATTTTCAATGACGGAAATTACTTCTTCATCGGCTCCGTTAAGTTCCCGTACTTCGGCGGTTTTTACAAACTCGCCATTTGGAAGCCTGACCCCGCCAGGTAAACTTACCAGCGTGTCCGTAGGCGGAGTCGTTTTCACGGCCTCCGTGTAATTTGTTACACTCTCAGCTAATTGTGTGACAATATTAGGGTCGGTAATTATTTTACTCATGATTCACCTTAGGTCAGGACGTTATACGCAGGAGCTCCGGTTGCGCTGGGGGCAGGCTTGCCCTTTTCATCAGTGAAATATACACCAAGACCCTCGTGGACGAAGGTCATAGTCTCGAAATGCAGTTCGTTGCCGCCCGCGTTTAAACCACGGTATTGAACGCCGCTGAGCCATGCATTGCGGACCAAGAACGCCATGCGAGGAGCTGCGTCATCGCTTTGGCCAGCAGCAGGGTGGTCGAGCACCGTGATTTTAATATCGCACCGGAAGTCCTTTAAAGTACCGGTCTTCTGCGGCCCTGTGGTAACCGGAAGGGCAATGCCCTCACCCGTCGTAGCCGCAAAAAGACCGCGCATCCAAGTGATTGCCTGGTCCTGCCCGTAGAGCACACCACGGCTCATGGTAATCGGGCTGTAGTTGACCATGCCCGGGACGTTATGCACGGTGGCGTTGTAGCCGCCCTCACGGTAGGTGATTGGCTGCACAACGGTAGCCAGACCGTCAATATTTGTGAAGCCTCCCGTGAAAGTGAAGATGCTTTCATCAAAAATAGGGTTTCCATTGGCGGGTTTTAAAAACTGCGCACGGAATCTAAACCCTCTTAACGGGTCTGTCTGGATAGACGAGAACGCGCTGATATTGCTCATAATTTATTATCCTACCGTTGAGATGGAAGCGCCAGTGTTGGTCTGGCCGATTTTGATGATGATGAATTCAGCAGGTCTGGTCAGAGCCACGCCCACCTCGATGTTCAACTCGCCGTTGTTAATGGAATTAGCAGTGTTGTTCGTGTCATCGCATTTAACATAAAATGCCTGCTGAGCGGTGGAGCCAGCAAGCCCGCCATCAGTCCAGAACTTGTAAAGGAAACTGTTTACCGTGTTAGTAACCGCGTCCCAAAGCAATTGGGTATTGGGCTCAAATACATATGCAGCAGTCAAATCTGACAGTTGCTTGCCCAAGTAAATAAGCGAGCGCCGAGTTGAAACATACCGTTCCGTGCTTGTGGAGCTGAGAGTTCGGGCACCCATGATGCAGAATCCGGACCCGGGCACCGTCTTTATGATGTTGATGGAGACAGGGTTGTTGTTCAACTTGGAGTAATCCGAGGTTGAGATTCCCTTGACGGCAATGGCATCTTGGACAATCGATTTTGTGCCTGCAGGTGACTTATAGACACCGCGAGCAACGTCCGTCGATACATACGCTGCCGAGACAGCCCCGCCTGCAGGAATTGTCTTTGGAGTTGGCGACCCCGGGTATTTGGCATCGGCAACTTGAATCTGCGGATAGTAAGCCGCGCCATATTTGGCGCTTGCTTGCGAGTAGCTGTTCACCGTGGCAAGAACATTGGTGACGGTGTCATTGGCGCAGTCAATTACCGCAAATGCGTCTTTTCTTCCGGCAGCATAGGCAAGAATCTTGTCAATATTTGTCTTGCTGGTGATGTTGGGGAAGTTAAACACAAGAGGTCCTGATACACCGTCAAGACGGGCAAGCTGCTTGTCAAGGTCGGAATCTTGCGTGCCATTGCTTCCGGACGTGACAGCGCTGGCATTTGCGGTAGCAGCCGTGCCAACTTTAATAGCGGTCTTAGTAAAATTCTGAACATTGTAGTTCAGTTTTCCGTCCCCGCTACCGGCTGCAGTGATATTTGCAGATGTAGTGGAGGTTGACCAAGTTCCGGTGAACACCGGAAGGCGGAATCGGCTGGTCGAGCTTGCCGCAGTTGTGCCAAGAGTAACCGTAATCCAATTAGAGTTAATTACTTTCAAAAAGTAATTATTATCGTCGGAGTTCATGCTGAGGTTGAACCAGCGCTCCACAACCTTTGAGTTAGCCGCGTCGATGTTCAAATCCCCGTATGTTGTTGCTGCCGTTGAGTAATAGACAACCAGGTCAAACAGCAACTCGCTTCCACTGTTCGGGTAAATACCGACCCACAAGCTGTTGCCCCAAGTGCCGTGGTCCTTGGCAGAGACGACAAGAGAAGTTGTGGTGCTGTTTATCGCACCAGTAACCGTGATGCCAGAAGCCTGTGTGGCAGTAGTGACGTCGGTAGAACCGGTCCACACCAAAGTAGCCACAGTGTTTGTGTTGGTTGACACCACCCAGTCGCCGGTGTTCAAGAAAGTAAAGCCTGTTGCGGTAACACCGGCAAAGTCAATCGCGGTTCCCGAAGCAAGGTTGGCAAACGGTGTTCCTGATGCAGCTGTGATAGTCAGTTGGTTAGACGCGGTAGCAGTTGCAAAAGTCCAGTTGACGCTGCCTTGCGTGATGGACGCGTTCTGGTCACGCAATGAGGAGCTTGCTTTTGCAGCGTTTGTCGCAACAATGTCGCGGATGATGTACGCCTGACCGCCGCCATTGTCAAAAAACGATTTAACCGCGTATTTAAGGTCGGTGGCATTTGACCAGATGTCAGCATTTGATGCCGAGCTGCCATAGCTGAAGTAGGTCTTGAAGTCCTCAAAACTGGTGACAAGCGTAGGAACGCCAACAACAGTGCTGTTGTCGTCCACCGTCGTCGGGCCCCTATCGGAGCTGCCCACAAAGGCGGCAACAGAGGTAATATTATTAATAGCCGTGGTTCCGCCCAAAATAGAGATTTCCTCCACTGTGACTGAGCCGGGGGTCTGAGCCATCACTTCTCCTTGATAAGTTCTATACCGCTGTCATACCATCTGGTATAGACAGTGTACCTTGGTTTATTAGCACTTCGTCTACTGTACGAATGCTTGCTGCTGCCTCAGGAGTCATTTCGCTGACCACCCGCACCGTGTAAATATTCCTCAAAAGCCGTTTATTTCCCGAGGTGGCGTCATTGTCCACCGTGTCCCGTTTTGCAAACATATCCAAGAACATGTGCCTATAAGCAGTCTCTGTTCCCAAATCATTCTCAACCGGCAAAAATCCGTATTTTGACGGAAATTTGCGGTGCATTTGTAAAATTATCGCCCGGTCATGCCGAGGATGCCGGGAGTAAGTCGTCAGCTGGTACTCCAGGTCATATGCCACAGGAGTTGTATATTGGTACAGATAATTATTTTCTGGCGCAATAGTTCCCATGTAATCATTGTCTTTATTGATACCATAAGTCTGGCGCTCATTGGCCGGACGGATATCAATCAAGTCAATTGTGACAAAGGGGAAAATCTGCTGCCGGAGTTCCACATCCGGGTAACCAAACCAGACGCCAACAGGGCGGCTTGCGCTTTTCTCGTCAGACACGGTCATGCCGGAAAGATAGGTCTTAATAGCCGCGTCTTCAGCAAGGGCAAAAGTCATAGCATTTTCCTCATAATATCTATGACCTTGCTTGCAGCGGCATCGTTGACAGCGTTGCCGATATTTGCCGTGAACCGACGCATGGCAGGTCGCGGTTTCATGGTCTGGTTGCCGTATTCCAAGTCATCAATTTTAGATTTCAAATCGGGTTTATAACTAAGGCAAATTTTATTGTCTTTTACTTTTACCTTTATTTGGTCTATGACGTCTTCAGGCCAGCCAGCCGTTTCTGCGTATTTTTTAAATGCCTTTTGAAGGCTAGGTTCTAATTTCTTGAAATGAGAGGGGGTCTTATCTTCCACGGCCCACCGCCCCGGCAATAATAAAAAGCCAGGGCATAAACTCTGCCCTTGCGTATTCATCACCGCTGATTACACCATGGAGGAAGTCTGCAGGGGATGCTTTAGAAACATCATACATGGCAACCTCCAGAGGAGCGGCAATAATCAGCAAGGTATTTCCGCCACTGCAGTGTGGCTAATTTAATTATAAAGGAAAAAGCCCCCTTTCGGGGGCTCAATCCATCAATCAAATGGGTTCAAAGTATGGTAGATATCCTTGAACTGTTGGCCCACCCAACTAGCCCCTTGTTCAAACTCTTCTCCAATACTTTTTCCGGTTTCGCCCAAAAGTTTTGCCGTGTTAAAACCAGTTGCCGCATCAAGCCCTACAACAAAAGCAACGCCGGGAAGAGCTTTTCTTGCCCCATGCACAATTCTTCCGCCCGCGCTCCCGTACCTACGGTAACGTTGCCCTTGTTTTTGAAGGCTTTTATCTATTTTTGGAGCATTAACAATTTCAGCAGCGGCAATGTCTTCCCGAGCTTGTTTAGCTTTATCCGCCGTTTTTGTAATTTTGGCAGAAGCTTTCTGTTGTCTAACTTCCGCCCTAGCCTTCCCCCTGCGCTCAGCTTTAAGTTCTTTTTGGCCCTTTTTCATCATGCCCTCTAATGACAAAGGTCTACGACCACCACTGCCTGGACGCCCGCCTTTTGGCCCACCGCCAACACGAGCGGCAGCACCTGTATCGCTTCCGCCTTTTTGCTCTCCGCCGGAAGCCCCTTCATCTGGGTCTGTAAAAGCCATTTTAAATCCTTATTTCTTAGTTGCTTTTTTAGCCGCAGGCTTGCATGTCGCGCATTTGCACTTGCAGCCCTTGACAGGGGCGCCCTTCTTGCACTTACATCCACATCCAGCGCACATTATTTTTTACCCTTCTTTCGGGCCGCAGCCGCGTTGTCTACTAAATTGGGGTACGGACGCCCCGCTGCCTTGGCTTTAGCTTTAGCAGAAGCCTTCTGCTTGGGAGACAGTTTCTTGTCCTTGCCAGAAGGGTCTTTCTTGTCCCAGAATGCCTTAGCCATCAGCCGTTCTTCCTATGGTAGTTCTTGGTGGCCTTGACACCCTGAGAGATGGTTTTAGCCCCGGCTTTCTTTGTAAGATTAATTCTATCCCATTTTCCGCTTTTTTTCCCAAGATGGTCAACGACAATATCGCCGCCTTTTTTGTAAACGGCATGGCCTTTACCATCGGGAGCAGTGAACTTTGCCACTTTTTTGGGGGTTTCTTTTTTTGCCATTTTTATTTCCTTATTGTGCGTAGCTCTGGAACTGCGGGTCGTTGACCATTTCTTCCGGCATAATTTGCTGGCAGTCAAACGAGATGATTGTGAATCTTTCTGAAATTATACCGTGCATCTGAGACGCGTATGGGCGAAATACCTCGTCTTTCCACACCACGCGGTCACGGTTCAAGGGGTCTGGATTATCCAGAACGTCCGGGATATAACGCATAAGCTCGTCTTTATCCAGAGTCAGGTGCAGATAGTCAGCGTTGTAGAAACCGCGCTCGATAAACGGCGTGGCACCCTGCTTAATGACAGCTCTAATCACAGGAACCTGAATTGGCTCTCGCCATTGACGGCCTTCCCCGTCGTCAGTGCCCACATCATAAATAGGGTCAACGTGACTAACCGGAGGCGCTTCCCAGACATACCATAAAACAGAGGAGCCAACGGGAACAGTTAAATCCGCCGAAATACCTTTTAATATGTCATTAGTCTCAAAATCAGAATCAAATCTGCCGCCGGGAGTATATGACCTCATTGCTGCCACCTAACCAATACATACCCAGACGCCCCAGCCCCTCCATTGGTCGAATTTAAGTTGGAGGTATGTCGACCGCCGCCTCCGCCCCCAGAGCCATAGCCAGAGGTATTTGCAACAATTGTTGCAGCGGAGCCGTTATTTGCACCCGTGCCGCCGTTTCCACCTCCACTGGCTCCAGAGCCTGCGGTTCCAGTAGACAAAGCTCCACCGCCGCCTCCGCCCGCTACAAGAATAGAGCTAGTCCCTGCTGAGGTATTTATAGCAACCCCGGAAGCCCCATCAGTCCAATAAAAAGTTTTTCCGGCGCCACCAGAGCCCGAGGTTGTGGTCGAGTTGGTTCCTCCAACCGCATTAGCACCGCCGCCGCCACCAGCAGTACCACGAGTGGTGGCGCCACCACCGGCATTGGCGTACCCCGTGCCGCCGGAGCCTGCCGAGGCGGTTCCGCCAGAACCGGATGTGGTCGCACCGATGACAGTTCCCGTGGGGTCGTAAAAATAACCGCCTCCACCGCCGGAGCCGCCGTTGTTACCTGCGGGAGCGTTTCCGCCGCCGCCCCCGGTTGCGATGACCGATGCGCCGAAAGATGAGTTTCCACCATTACCACCGGCTGCTCCCGCAGTTCCCGCTGTTCCGGCAGCTCCTACAGTAACGGTGACGTTTCCAGTGACTGTGACCGCTGAGGCATAAACAACACCTCCGGCACCGCCACCACCGCCGGAAAAATCATTAGCGGGAGCAGTGGTTTGGAAGTACCCACCCGAGCCGCCGCCACCGCCTGCAACGACAAGCACTTCAACCGTTGAAACGCCAGCTGGTTTTGTCCAAGTGCTAGCTCCGGCAGTTGTGAATACTTGCGACGTCCAAGTAAGGCTTTGAGCTGCAATATTAAGTAATCTGCGGCTCATTATGCAAACGCCTTGCCAGCTAAGAAACCATACACGGCAGAGGTAGAACCGCCTGAGCGGTTCACCACCAGGGTCACAATATCAGTGGCATTAGCGGCAGTAGATAATGTTGGCGCAGTGCCACCAGCCCACTTGGTTCCAGTAGGCCAAGTAACTGTTTTACCTCCAGTGCCATCTTGGGTAATGATAAGAGTCAAAGTAATAGAGCCATCAGACGGCAGGTTACTAAAAGTTAAAGCGGTGCCGATGGAACCTGTGAGGGTGACGGTGTGAGTGGTGCCAGCGCCCGCGTCAATGGCAAAGGTGGCGGCTTGGTTGCCATTTGCCTTGATGGTCTCCACGGCGGTCGCGGATGCCGCGTCAGCGATGACGGTGACGCCACCCGATGAGCCGCAATACTTCAGCGCTCCCGACTCCACATACAGGTAGCCGCCACTTGTCGGGATTGCACTAGGGGCGGGTTGCTTTGTGAAAAAAAAGAAAAACGGGAACCTCTCAAAAAGGCG